GCACAGGTAGGCTTCGCACAGGTCGGCTTCGCACAGGTAGGCTTCGCACAGGTCGGCTTCGCACAGGTAGGCTTCGCACAGGTAGGCTCCGCGCAGGTCGGCTTCGCGCAGGTCGGCTCCGCGCAGGTCGGCTTCGCACAGGTAGGCTTCGCACAGGTAGGCTTCGCACAGGTCGGCTCCGCTTTTGATAGCTTCGGATACGGTCTTTTTGATTGTGTTATTTTCGGACAAATACTCGAAAAGTATACTACCTGTCCACCGATTTTTTATCTCAATTTTGATTTGCTTGCTCATGATTGTTGATGGTTAAAAGGTTCGATCACAAAGCGACTGTTTCAAGCGCCATAGATACTGACCGTTGACCGGCTCTAACGTAAAGTTATCTTCAAGCGATCCGGCCATGCGTTTGAATCGGATATATGCCATAGCCTCATCTCGTGTATAATATTTTCGTCCTGATTGCGTATTTGGTGGATTATTTTTCTCCAGAGCTTTGTCCATTTTCGCATAAGTGACAAAGGCTGTATAGGCATTTGTATGCTTCAAGTACGCCTGTTTGCTTTGCATGGTGGCTATCAAACGACGAATATCTTTCACGCTGTAATCTTGAAATAGCCAAACTATCTGCACCTCCGTTAGGGGTTCCGGCATTGAGGCAATACATGGAGCGTTCGTGGTGATCCATCGTATGAGTTCCGCAACCTCCGCCTCTTTTCCCCCTACAACCCCCTTTTTAGTATCTACCAGTATGTGTGTATATTCTTCTATTCTTTCTTTCTTATATTCTTTAGTTGTGGTTATTTGCTGGTTATCTGTTGGTTGTTCGCTGGTTATTTGTTGGTTATCTGTTGGTTGACAACCATTATCAAAACCATCCTGTGCTTGTTGGTATAAATCATAATTACAGACAGTTATGATAGTATATTTGCGTGTTCCCGACTTGGTTATAAACCCGCAATTATCCAGCTTGTCTATTGCGGTGCGTATTTGCATCTCCGAAAGTCCTGTCTCTTCGGATAGCTGTCCTCTGCTGGTTACCAATTGTCCGCGGTCGATGATTAAACCCTTCCACTTCTTGGCCCGGTAATTTGCCTTCAAAATGAAATGCAATGCCAGCCGCACACAGTTCGTATCCGGATACCATTCCCAATCAAGGAAGCTGCGATACATCTTAATCCAGCTGTTATTTGAAGTGTTACACATTGCGAATTAATCGTTTGTAATAATTGATCTTATCGGACATTTCGGACCTCGACAATTTGAAAACCGTGCGTTTCTTGCGTTCCAGTTCTTCAACCGTCGGCAATCCATATAGCCGGATCAGCACCTTACGATAGACCGGTATGAGACCTTCGAGGCGCTCGTTGCAATTCTTGCATTGAGCATGGCAGTTTCTCTCGTCCCACCGTGTAGCTTTGTGAGCGCGGCCTATATAATGCCCGCAATCGCATGTTTTAGGCGTTATAGGCGCACCACACGTTATGCAGTATCCACGACCATCCGGACAGTCCCGATGACGGATATAAAGGCTGAAATAACGGTCGTAGTCAAGTTCAAGTTTTGTCATGTGTTATATCCCATTTGCCGTATTTGCTCTTTCTCGAAACTCAACTGGGTACGCAGGTTATCGGATTGATGTACACAGGTCCTATTAATCCTATCCAACCAGTTTACGATCTTGTTCTCCTCTGCGCAGGCGGATTTGAGTATCTCCTTCTGCACGCTGGGAGCCAGCGGTATGAGGTCCTTGAGGCGTGATGCCTTTATCAGGGCCAAATCCTGCTCGTATTTTGCCATAGCCAACAAGTAGGAGCTGCGGGCCATACGTACGCTCAATTCCGACAAACGGATAGACATAGCCTGCGGCTCGGTGGGCGGATCTGACTCCAAGAAGAGCTGCATCTCCTCTATTTCCTTGAGTGTAGATGTATCCATACTCAGAACGGAAGATCGTCGGGTTCAAAGCCAGGCGCAGGCGCCGGCCCGGAAGATTGGTTTTCTTTGCGGTCCAATACCTTTCCCAGCATCCTGACCGTATCGGCCATAATCTCTGTAATGTACCGCTTGACGCCATCCCGATCTGTATAGTCGCGGGTGCGAAGCCGGCCTTCGACATAGAGCTGGGAGCCTTTCTTTACGTATTTGTCAACGATATCCGCGGTGTTGCGCCACGCCACCACATGATGCCATTCGGTTATCTCCTTGGGAGTATTCGTCTGGCGGTCCGTGTAGCGTTCGGTCGTCGCCACACTTAGGCTGGCGACCTTGTTTCCCCCGTCCAACACCCGGACTTCTGGATCGGCGCCTACATTACCGATAATGATTACCTTGTTTACCATATTTCCGATGCTGTTTCTTTGCGAATATTTTAAGTTTGCGGATTGCATTCCATTCGTGGATGGATTGATCCGGATGCGGATGAAGCACGCTGATTGCCTTCAGTAAGTTCCGCATATCGGTATTCGAAATATCCATGACGACTACTTTTTGAAGGTGGTTTTGATGATTGTCTTGCTGGAGCGGGCCGGAGGGTAGATCATTTCACCGGTTTCGGGGGCTACGACTCCCGACCTCGGCAGGTTCCGAAGCATCGTTTCCCGTTCTTTGATGTCCGCCTTGAGAGCTTCCAGCGTCTTGTACATGTCGTTCAGTTCGCTGTCGCCGCACATCGAGTAGTCGTACTTGACACCCGATTCGGCCTCTTCCAGCCGGCAGTCGCCGAACTGGTGTGATTTGCCGTATTTGGACAGTTCGCGGAGTGTGATGTCCCGAACCTGCGCATCATCCTTGAATTGCTTGATCGCATTCTCCATGCGGCTGATCTGTATGTGCGCATCTATAGGGCTGATGTCGCCATTTACGACGGCGCTGATGGCCCTGCCTGCAAGATCGGCAATGGATGCCGTACCTCCGAATAGTGTTATCTGCTGATTCATGCTTTATTTTCCCTCGTTAAATTGTAGTATTCGGTAACTTTGACATTGACTTTTGTAAGCATTTCTTTATCGACGATATACTTGGACTCCAAGAAACCGATTAATGAAAATCGCTTATTGGCTCCCTTGGCATCTTCCTTAGCCTTGATTATCTCTTCGAACAAGTCCAAAGTCAGCATTTCGTCAGTAAGCGTAGGCTTGGAAGCCGGGCCGGCGTCATCATGCCGAGGCAGCCGGTCTACGTCATCTTCGTCAGTAGCTATATGAAAGTATTTGAGAATGAAATAACGCTCCCCGTAGGTCATTGCCGAACCTACGCCTTTGTCCCAATCATTCTGACCGTTGGCGCTCCACTCGCATACGTCCTTCTCTCCGGATTCCACGTCGATCCAAGTGAAACGCATCTTCACACTCGAATGGATTTCGGATTTAGGACGCTGATCCCGGCCTACGGTATAATCCTGACGGGTATTCGTGATGTCGAGGACCTCGGTCTTGAGAAGTACTCCGAGTTCGTCCATCTTGGGCCGGACGATGCCAAGTACTTTCGAACCGCTGATGTACTTGTAATTATTTCCATCTGCATTCGGCAGCAACGCCCTGACGCTCCTCTGGATTTCCAGCAGTTTGCTATATATTCCCATGGTTATAAGTTGTTTCGTTCCCCGTATTCTTTCAGCCGGCGCAACTGCCCGGCGTGCATACCACCGTCGATATCCTTGACTTCGATGATTTCGATGGTATCGCGGTCTACTTCGAAATAGGTCTCGCAAATACCCATATAACTGTCACCGCCTTGTTCTTCGTGGGTCTCGTAGTGATGGATCGCTTTGATGTCGTATATTTTGTAGGCCACCGTATAGACCCGCTTGTCTTCATCACCGCGCATATCCTTCTGGACAGCTTCGCGGATAGCCCGATAAATCAACTTCAGATCTACGTCCATCAGCGTTCTGGCCCTCTGGGAGAATGGCGACCGCTGGCCGGTTATATGTTCGCTCGGAATATCGTGATACTCTTCGAACGTCAGCACCGGGGACGTGGTTGTCGTGTAATATTGCGTGTCCATAGATTAAAATTTTGCATGTTGACGGTTATATATCCGGCGCATCGAGTTCATCAGATCAGGGAATGAGCGGATGTATCCCATATCTACGGAGAATGCCAATTTGCGTTGCAATTCATCCATATCTTGTAGCTGCTGCGGGGTCGCCGTGTTGCGGATATCCCGCTCGTGCTTGTTGAATACGATCCAGTTCAGAGCGCGGGCCACCTTCGGATAATCGACATCCGGAAGCGACGCGATGGACTTGGCCAGCACATTGTAGTTGTCACCAGCGGCCGTGCGGCACTTGATCAACTCGTCATAAACGAATTTGAGTACCTGAACCTTGAACTTCGGGTTAAGCCACATGGCAAAGTCGATAAACAAAAGAGGAGTCATCCACGTCCCACCGCTGTATTTCCCGCGGGAAGTTAAATACGGGGAATTCCCGTCTTTAAAATCAAACTCTGATTGTAAGGCACTTAAGAAATCATGCGTCGATTGGAGGCGCAGGTAATCGTTCATCTCCTTTTTCATGCCGGCAGCACGGTTCCACTGGTTCAGCAACGCCGTGGCATTGAACATGCCGTCTTTTGTGCGCTGGAGCACCTCGAACTGCCCCATTCGGCGCGTCATTATTACACTTGTTTTCATGATTCCTCGAAGATTTCATCCAACAATTCGCCTATTTCTTTCTTGCGGTGCTGGTTCGACAGCACCCAGCGGAACACGACGGCAAGCGGAACCGCCCACATCAGGAAGATGAATAACTCGGTCATATCACGTTCCTCCCTCTCATACGATTGTATGATATGTAATTCCAGAGGCTGATCCTGCGTATGACACGTCGCCGGATTCTGTACTGCATGCGCCATACTATGGCGGTGAGCAACTGCTTATCGGTGCGTCTTACGCCGACAAGCTGAATATCATTGTCCATGATTCAGCGGTTTAATGTTTAGACTTGGAGGGGAATACCCGGCTTACGAGTATGGTGCCGACAACGACAGCATACGCGGGATAGAGCACGCGGAACTGAGCAAGGAAACAGCCTAAAGCATGCTCCTCGCACGTGGCGCGGATAACGTTGGTGTAATCGACTTTATCCGAAGAGAACATCGGACGATTGGCTTTTAGATGACACCTGTAAAAGCAGGTGCGATGCGTTGCACGGGTACTTTTATTCCCCGTTTTGCAACTCGTGTTGTGGTTTGGCATTTGGTTAACACAAGTTCGTTGAACAATATGTAAAAAGAAGGACGCGTCCTCCAGTTAGTCGCCAAACCACCACGACTGCGGGTGCAGAAGTGAACCGAGAACACGCCCTAAAAAGCGTTTTGTATTTTTCTGATATACCCGAAATCGGGTGGCTTGGCAATACAAATTTACACAAAGTTTTTAACTCTGCAAATAATATTGCCGATTTTTGAATTTTGCCCCAGATGAATAGGGGTTTGTTGGCCTTGAGATGGCAACAGTAGAATGCGGTGCGGCTTTTCTTGGCGCGCGGTGTGGTCTGGGTGTTATTTACCCGGATACCACTTGTGTTGTTCTTTGGCATTTGTTGAACACAAGTTTGGTTAATGTATGGTAAAAAAGAGGGCGTGCCCCCTATTCTCGCCAAAGAACCACAACTACGCAGAGTAGAAGTGCAACAGGAACACGCCCAAAAGAGCTTCGTATGTACTTGTTAGCTGCGCAATGCAGTTCTTTGGCAAGGGCAAATATACAACTTCATTTCGAATCTGCAAAATTATTTGCCATCTCCATCAAAAAACGGAATCGACGGCTTTTCCTTTCGCGCGATGCGGTACATCATTTCAGCCTTTGCGCCGTTGATGATCTTACCCGCAATGTTGGCAATCTCCGATGCCTCCTTGATTTCTATTTTTCGTTCACGAAGTTCGGCATACACGCGGCCCAAATCAGCCGTCAATTCCCGGATGTTTTCAATTCCTTTCATAATCAGTCTGTTTTTTAATTTCTCGATATAATTTTAGTTGAATACGTTTGTATTCGATTGTTTCGGGGGTTATGGGGAGGTTGCATCGCCTTAATTTCACTCTTAAATAATAGTCAGTTAGTGCTTCACAATTATTCATGTTTTTTTTGCGACACAACTCACGGTGCTTTTCTAGATTGGCTTCACGCCACTTGCGGCTACGTTCCCGTGCTTTTTCGGGGTTGGCAGCGTACCACTTGCGGCTACGTTCCCGTGCTTTTTCGGGGTTGGCAGCGTACCGCTTACGATAATATTTCCGTCTCTTTTCGGCATTTTCAGCATCCCACTTGCGGTGCCTTTCCCGCTCCTTTTCGAGATTGGCGGCATGATACTTGCGGTTCCTTTCCCGGCACTTTTCGGGATTGGCAGCGCGATACCTGCGATAATATTCCCGTTTGCATTGTTTGCAAGTATAACTATAACCTAATTCACATGTCTTATTCTTCGCAAACTCGCTCAACGGCAATTCCTGCCCGCATTTGCGGCATATCCGAGTAATATTATCCATAATTTTAAGCGAATTGACATATAAAAAATCTTTACATTTCGAGCGTACATGTAAAGAAAATCGAGAATTCTTTACACGTTATTCGTGGATAGGGCGCCAACCGACAATCTCGAAACGTGGGTGGGAGGTTGCTAATTCATTCTCGCAGCTCCACACCCCAGAAGGTTTGCGTCTACCTACCGTATAATACGGCTCATTGGGGCGCCCTACCGCTATATACTTCACAAGCACATTGCCCTTAGGCATATCTTTTACGAATGGATTGTTCCATTGGGTCAGTTCTTCCCGTTGTAATATTAGCTGACAAATAGCCGACTCATATATGTCCTTAATCACGTCTTTATATTCCGAGACACGACATTGCGGTTCTGCCGGTTCACTATTAAGACGCCATGCGCATGTTTTGCATACAGGCGTGTGGGATTGATTACAAAAAGTATTTGCGCAAATACGCTTTGCTCGCTCTTCAATGGTTGTCATAGTGAAAATAGATTTTATCTATATTAAACAAATATAAAGTGTGTAATTATTTATACTTGTTGCAGGTAAAGTAAAATACACCTATATTTGCATTGGACTTAAGAGATGAAGGAATAACATCGTCTTTTCAAATTATTCCAAAACACAAGTTTAAAAGACCCGGTATCCTACTACCGGGTTTTGTCTTGCAGTAGGATGCAAGATTTTAAGCCGAAAGGCAACAAAGAAAGGAGGTGTTATTTATGGAATCTCTTAAGTCCAAAAACGGCAAGTTGTATAAACTCGTATTTTGCAAATACATCCGTAAAAATGGGAAAATTATTTATCCCAAAAACGCTAAAGTTTTTGCAATATGGGTACCGGTTAATAATGTAGCTTAACCAATGCCGTCGTGGAGTGGTAGGACACTCCACTTTTTCATTTACTCTATCTCAAATTAAGTGCCATCCTCCGCGCCCTCTCGGCATTCTTAAGGTACTTATCCTTGTACTTTCGGTTGGCTTTCTCCGGAGGTACGAACAGAACTGTGTTGTTGTCCAGTCGCAAGGGGACCAGCCCGTTGTCTTTGAGTTCTTGAAGATATTTATTCATGGTCGTTTGATTGCATCCAAAAGAAGTGGGGGCTTCTTACTACCCCCGCGGTGGCGACACGGCTCCCGCGCCGCCGGTTTGCGTTCTGCCCGTTTCGTGGGCTTAGCCCGCCTCGGCCTTGCTACTGTTATTCACGCGGCCTCGGATTGTCGAGGGATATACCCTCTTTCGCTTCCGTTGTGATTAGCGCGTCAAGCGCCCGATCAACTCACAACTGGGAATGAATCCCTGTTGAGCTACCCGGATTCGAACCGGGAGTACCGCCTCCAAAGGGCGGTGTGTTAACCATTACACCATAGCTCAATAAATGCCGCCGACATCTCCACTCGCCCACGCCACCGCGCAGGGCTTTAATGCCGACGGCACACCATCCACGTGCTTCACAGCAGGCCAATGGCAAATACCAAACTTAAAATGCGATTTGCGGACTATTGGCAGGAATCCGCGACCTGTGGCATATAGTACTCGTTAAACTGCGTTGGCCGCCCGTCTTCCGTAACGGCCTTCTGTCTGTTCGAGCAAATGGAATAACCCATTTTACGGAGCCGGCTGATTATACGTCTCAGCTCCGTTGCGTGGTAGAGTCTCTCGGCCTTGCGGACCGTAAGCCTGCCGCCGGCCTTGAGATAGGCGAGAATCTTACTTTGCGGATCGTGTGTCATAGGACTTCACATATTTGCCGCTTTTGCCACGGGTCCGATTGAACTTCTGGAGTTTACCCTCCAATTAAAGGACTCGTTTTTGCATAGAATCAAGATCGTGAGTGAGCGCCAGAAATTTCTGGTTCATGCTTGCCAGATCCTGATACGCAGTTTCGCGTTCCGCAAGAGCTTTGCCTACTTCGCTCTCCAGCTCCTCGATTCTCTTCCACATCTTCCAGCGGGGCGTCAAGTCGAACCAAAGGAAGGTTCTCTTTTTCAAAATCTCTCTTTTCATAGCTATAATGTTTTAAGGTGTTTCAAAAAAAGCCCGCGCGCCGTCACACACAAACATCCACGTCAACCAAAACCTACCAACCTCCAAATCAGCACGCGGGCATGAAGCAGGCTTTGCGCTATGCAAATAATGAAAAACTACTAAATTACCCTGATTGGAAAGAACGTGTGCACAAAGCCTGCATTAGAGCCTGTGAAGGCGATCAAACCCGCACAGGCATAATAATGCTTTATTTATCCCGGTGGTCCTCGCCGCTCATGTCATCGCAGATTCGGAGCCTATGCCAGTCTTTTGCGCATCGCTTCAACATTTGGCTATTTCGATCAAGTCTACTCAGCTATTACTGTTGCGATCCCGTAAATCGGGCTTCGTGGCTTCCTCCCCACTACTGACGGAGCCTTCTTCTCACTGGGCTCACAGAGTGCAGATACGTTGCAAGCGTTGGCCTGAATATTCAAGGTTGTCAGGCTTCCCTTCGTCTAACGACGGCTTGTGAGCACCTCTGGATTCGAACCAGAAACCTCTTTGCTACGTACACAAAGTGTTCAACCAATCGATACTTGATGCTCTTTTGGCCCCTTTTATTAGTCGAGAACGGGACCTCCCCCGACCCTATGTTCAAGTGTTAGGATCACTCGATATTCGCTCTAAATTTCCGCCACACACTCCTTGTTGTTTATTCCTTTTTGATATGAAGCCGCTCGACAGGTACGCCTTTCATTTCAGCGATCTCATCCATCGTCACTTCGATGATCTCCTATTCCTCGGACTCAACAACGAGGCGATAGCCACGTTTATGAAGCTCGTTACAAGTATAATTGATGCTGGCTTCGTCATCAGAATCCTTGCAGACAACCAACTCTCCGCGACGGAAAATCACTTCCAACGATTCCAAGCCGTCGGTGATTTTATCACCAACCTGCCAATTCTTGTAGGCTTCAATTTCTTCGGCAGGCATATGGATAAGACGAAAGTCGGTAACACCCGTAGATTCAAGGTCGTCCATACTTCCTTTGTTTACTTGCCAGCTAAAACTGAATCCTAACTTATCACCGCAGTCAGCCCCATCTTTCATATTCTGACATAAGTAAACTCTTCCATCCTCCACCCTAATAAGGCCTTCGGCATAAGTCCCTCTAATTTTGGCCGAGAATTTCCGACCGTTGCATTTCAGCAAATTTTCCATAATCATTGTTTTTTATGTAATTGTGGTTTAGTTCTCTATTAACTCTTCTACCCTGAACGCCCGGCCACGTCGTGGGCTTCTTAACCTGCGACACTCGAAATCGGTACTGAACACTTCGACCGAGAACAGACAGAGAAGTATCGCCGCCCCTATTCTCCGGGTCATTTCGGACACGTTCAGGGAGATGCCGAAGTTCACCGTGAAATACCATGTAACAAGCGCCTGCAAGGTCCGTTTGGTCCCCGTCTTGTCGTAGATGCTCTGGAGATGATTCGCTACACATTGGTATATGACGTTCATCCGATCTGCGATCTCGCGGGCCGAGTATCCCAGCACGACGAGGTTCATTACTTCACGCTCGCGCTTGCTCAGTATGGCGTCGGTTTTCATTGCTATGCCAGCCCCCAAGGCTCTTTGATCCCGTAGTTGGCAAAGGTTTCTTCGATGCCTTTGCGCTCAAAATCCGGATGCTCCAGATTACCATTCGCCCGATAGCACAAGGCTTGAGGGGTAATATTGCCAAGCCCCCGGCGTAAATCCTTCCGAATCATAGTCCCTATTTTGCCCGGCATTTTATCTGCAACGGCGAGACCTTTTGTAAAGGCGTTTTCTTGTATCTTTTCGTCCGTCATCATTGTTTTATTTCTATTTTATTTGGTTATTTATGCGTTTTTTGTATAACTTTACATTGTTTATACTTCAAACCTATTTTAACTTTGCACTTGCATTAGGTTTGACATTGCAAATATACTAAACTATTTGAGTGCATCACTACAATAGTGAAGTATTTTTTAATAAAATAATTTTATAGCATTCCAAAATATTATAGACAGATTACCTTCATGCCTGATAAACTGATAGATAAGGCCGTAGAATTACTACGAAGCACACAAGACACTCCGTATAAAATCGCCAAAGCGACTGGATTGTCACAAACAATTATCGGCAAATGGAAGAAAGGAGAAGGCAAGCCGAGTAGAGCAAATGCCAGATACATACTCCAATATTTTGGCATACCCAACATAGAAGACCAACCTATCAGCCAAGGAGGCGAAGACGTCACGCTGCCGAAAGCTGAAACAAACAACTTAGATACTATGGAGAGAATGAAATTCTTTGAAGCTCTCGAACGACGAGATCAGGAAGTATCCAGACTGATCACCATCATCGAGAAGATGCAAGGCATCACGCAAGGGGCAGAATCGGCTGCCCAAAAAAAAGAGGCGTAGCGGTATTCTAATTAGCCTTATTCCATCTCCATTAGAGCGAAAGAAATATGACAAAATTAAACCGTCTAAAATAAGCTCCATATAGCGAGCAACACACTTAAAGGAGATTACGGTCTCCTTAAAAAACGGCCGAGGCGTCAGTAGGCCAAAACATAAAAACTTCGGATTATTTCAATAGCACAAATATTTTTTACTCTTTTCTCACCATTTCATTTCGAGATAGGACAAATTCACCACAAAATTAACAGTGCTCAATATTGTTACAGATGATACAAAGTATTTATGATTTTTTCGAATTAGATATTAAGGACATTTTCAAATATTCTCCTCAATTATATACCTGAAATAAGATTTAAACCAATCGAGCAGGCAATAAGGGAAGACAAGATAGATTATGCCAAGTTGGGTCAATCGTTGCTTGCCCAAAGGTCCTGCATGTCATCCACAACAAAAGGAGAAGATGCAACGAATCGAATCATTATTGAATCAGGTGATCTTAAACCCGAAAATGCCGCATAAAGTATGTTAGCAAAACGCTCAGAATTAGAAATACGAGAATTTTCGATACTAAGAAGTAAATGCACTTTCCAACCCGTTACTGAGGTATCCGGCGATATGTCATGTAATGAATTCATGGCTCGCTACCCTATTGACATAGATTTTGACATACATCAGAATAAAGAGGAAGGGGTTTACTTTGTATTTGTATCTGTTAAGATAAATCCTGACAATCAGGCCGGGTACAGCATAATGGCGGAAGGGTGCGGAGTTTTCAATATGAATACCAAAGTGGATGAAGACACCCAACTGGATGCTTTAGTCCTTCACTCCGGCGTCAACATATGTATTACGAACCTGAGAGCCTATATTGCAAATATGACTGCATCATATCCGATGGGTAAGTATAATTTTCATCTTATTGACATGATGGATCTACTCAACAACAAAAGGCTTCAGGTTGCAGGAGAAAGTGAAGAAGAGAAGAAATAACCCCCTCCAACATTGTATTTCTTTGGCCTCGGATAATCCGGGGCTTTTTTTTTGTACCTTTTGAACAATATTACCCACCAAAATAAGGTTTTCCCTATAGCAAAACACAAACCTTTTGAACAATTTACCGTCTTTAGAATAAAAGTGCAAAAAAATCTGAAATTTTTTCGCCAAACTCTTGCATAATGTGCCGAACGTGCACACCTTTGTCCCAGATGCTTGTGATGGCGCAAGCAACGGACACAATCGGAAAGACCTTATTTGTTGGAGTTACGTGATTAGGAAGTCTGTTGGCCGTCATGCGCCAGCAGACTTTTTTTTCTTATGACTCGAAAGGCAAAAGGATTGGTGCCACAGGATGACAGGGGCAACATCACGCTGTTTATGAACCGTGACGAATTGATGATCGCCATAAACGCAACGGCATTACGCTGCAAGAAATTTATTCGTCACGAAATACTCGCCAAACGGCAGGGGATACAGACAGATAACAAGTATACCCAGAAGATGGCGCAACACCATATGGACGGGAAAAACTTTTTCACTCCGCCTTTTGGTAATTCACGGGACCGCAACAACCTTTGCTCTGAACCTATGAAGGCATAAACAAACATGATCCATTAAAATGACATGGCAGATGTAGGCGATATAATAACTCGTAAAGTTTCCGAACTCCTATTGTTGCCCGGTAACCCTAGGCGCATATCAAAGACGGACATGGAACGCTTAATGGCTTCAATCCGTAAATACGGATTCTGGAGGCATCGACCTATTGCCATATCCACAAGAACAGGAGAAGAGATTGTCATATGCGGCAATCAACGACTTAAAGCTGCAAGAAAACTAGGGCTTAAATCGGTCCCAGCTATTATCTATAATAACCTTGACGAACAAGAGGAAAATGACATCGTTTTGCGAGATAATATTAACAACGGCGAATGGGACTTCGAGGCATTGCAAGACGATAAATGGGGAGATCTCGATTTCAAGGAGATAGGCATTGACATGCCTGCATTCGACGAAGAGATTAAGGGAGTGAAATCCGAGCATACACCGGATAATAGAGCAGACAATTTTCCCGAAAATAATGAAGATCGGAACGCTTTCTATCAATCAATGCTAACCGACTGCTTATACGAGAGCAACAACCTTTTTGAGATTCCTAATTTGCGCCTCGATATGCAAGCGGGAAAGTTGCAACTTCCGTTTGCCCCCTATGGAGCCGAGTCGCGGCAAAAAAAGGGGGTTTGCACCTACCATTTCTACGTAGACGATTATCGCTTCGAAGCTATATGGAAGGACCCGACAAAGGTATTAAATAGCGGATGCGTAGCGCTAGTCGAGCCGAATTTGTCGTTATTCGACACAACCCCCATAGCGTGGGGGCTACAACAGATCTATAAAAAACGGTGGATTTCCCGCTACTTTCAGGAATGCGGTATTTTCATATATGCTGACTTGAATGTTTCTCGGAAATTCTATGACTACAATCGCATGGGTATTCCCGATGGATATAATGCGTTTTTCACGCGAGGATATGCCGATCGCCTCGAATATCTGAAAGCAGAGCATCTGATAGCAAAAGATATTTCAGGCAAAGAAACACCGAACCTTATCATTTACGGAGGCGGAAAGGTCGTGCAAGAGTATTGTGCATCTAACAGCCTCGTGTATGTCGAACAATTAATGACAGCAAAAAGAAATGGCTAAAACAAGCGGTTCGATAAGAGGTAATAAATACCCCAAAGAAATATCCCTTGATGAGTATCTGGGGAAACGCGGGCTTCGGTCGCCAATCAGTGATTATATGGATGATAAATGGCGGAGCGTACGAATGACAGCCCGTGGCCGTAAAAAATTTGAACGAGAGGCCGAGGCTGCTCGTAATGAATATAGCAAAAGACGTGCTTTTGCCATAGCCGAATATGAAAATCTGGTGAAAGCCGGCAAAATAAAGAGTCCTCGCGAAACCAAGCTGGAAGCCTTATTGAGTGTAGCAAGAGGCCATCCGGATAATGAAGGGACCCAAGCAGCGCGTAGATTACTAAAGAAAAGATATAATATAACCATAAGTTGACATGGCGAAGACAAGTGGAGGAATTAGGGGTACAGCTCGTAGAGCAAATGAAACGCCATTGCAATTCTACAAAAGGAGACAATCCGACCTAAACCATATATTACGAAAGGCAGAGTCTAAAGGGCAAAATGTGGTTAAATTTAACTGGGGCGATGGCACAACTCATACATTTTATAGAGGCCATGCTGGACGTTGGACAACAGATCGCCGTGAATATGAATATTTGCAGAAACGCAGATACAGGAAACAGATATAGACAGTTAAAGTGATAAAAACAAGCGTTAAACAAGCGTTGTGGCAGGAGAGTACGAACATATAAAAGGCAAAGGCAATCGCTTTTCAACCACCAACCAGCCTAAAAATCCCGGCCGGAAGTCTTCATTATATAACCATATCAAAAAACTGCTCGGCACAGAAGCCAAGGCAGAATTGAGCAAAGAGGATTATTTCAAACTAATCCAATTCCTTCTGGAACAACCCCTCGACAACCTCAAAAAACTCGCCGACAGTAAGAATACACCAATTTGGATTGTCGGAGTAGTTCGAGCAGTCGTTAAAGATGCCAATATAGGACGCACTAACACCCTTGATTCGCTTTTCGACCGTCTTTTCGGCAAAGCGTCGCAACCGCTCACCGGGAAGAATGAGGGGCCGATTGAATTTAAAGGCTCTATTCCTGTTAGAGAATGGATAAAAGATCGAATACGCAAAAATGATTGAGCCGCAAGACATATATCTTCCTCTTTATGACGATACCGAGCATTTTATCATCCTGATAACTGGCGGCCGAGGCAGCGGGAAATCGTTTAATGCCGGAGCCTTTGTCGAACGTCTAACATTTGAAGAGGGGCATATTATTCTGTATTGCCGCTATACAATGACATCTGCCGCCATATCTGTCATCCCGGAATTTACAGAGAAGATAGAAGCTGACGGCACCAGCGATTTTTTCCATACCACCAAGACTGATATAGAAAATACAGTGTCAGGAAGCAAGGTGCTGTTCCGGGGTATCAAGACATCATCCGGCAACCAAACGGCCAAACTCAAATCCATACAAGGAATCACGACTTTCGTGTGTGATGAGGCCGAAGAATGGACGAGCGAAACAGACTTTGACAAACTCGTGCTTTCGATTCGTCAGAAGGGAATCCAAAATAGGGTTATCATTATTATGAACCCTACTGACTCCAACCACTTCATTTATCGCAAATATATTGAGAAGACACATAAGATCGTCCAATATGATGGCGTAGATGTACAAATAAGCACACATCCAAATGTATTGCATATACACACTACATATTTGGACAATATAGAGAATCTGAGCGAAGAATTTATCCGTGAAGTAGAACGGATGAAAGTCGAAAATCCCGATAAATATGCTCATATTGTCATGGGACGATGGGAAGACGTAGCCGAAGGAGCGATATTCAAGAATATACATATCATCAAGGATTTCCCTGCTTGGTGCGAGAATGTAGCTATCGGGCAGGACTTCGGATACACCAATGATCCGACGGCTATAGCGAAATGTGGAATGATTGGCAATAACTGTCTGTATATTGACGAGTTGTGTTACCGTACCCATATGCTTACAAAAGACATCATTGTCGAGTTAAAAAAGGTTCCTGATCTGCAAGTCATGTCTGAATCTGCAGATCCGCGTCTAATTGACGAAATCGCCAATGCTGGAATCATGATATATCCAGTAGACAAAAGCGGGAGGTCGATTATAGCTGGCATTGATAAAATGCTTGAGATGGAAATATACGTAACTGAACGATCATACAATATGCTCATGGAGTTCCGAAATTACGTATGGGGGAAGGATAAAGACGGCAGGCCAATAAACACCCCTGCCGATGGACAAGCCGACCACCTAATCGATGCGGTACGATATTATGTACTCGGCAAGATACTCGGCAAAATTCAACATGTGAAAAATTACGAAGGATATTTTTAATAAAACTGTATGAAGACCTTACAGGAAATATTTGCATTGCCCACGGAAGCGGAAAAGATTGATTATCTCAAGCACCGTCGCACTCCTCTGCCCGATGCAGAAACATTGTATAAAGATTGGGACCCTGACAAACACGATGTAATGGATCCTGAAATTCGCCCTGACGGAAAAGTTATCGTTGAAGAGGCCAAGCAGGACCCGAAGACAGGCAAAGTCATCCCAGCTCAATATAAAAAAGACGATGTAAATCCGACAAACCGCATCCCGTTGCCTTTAGAGCAGGACATTACGAACATTCATACTGCATGGACCGTCGGGAAGGATCCCAAGGTAAATTGCAGCCCGAATAATGAGGAAGAAAAAGAGCTGCTCAACATCATAGACAGCATCTGCCGAAAAAACAAGATGCGCTACAACAACAAACGTCTCGTCCGCTCTTGGCTCTCTGAGACCGAAGTTGCTGAATATTGGTACGCCGTTAAGGACGAAGGTTTTTGGCGTAAGATGCTGGCTCAGGTGAAAAAAGCATTCGGGGGTAGTGTATCACCCAAATACAAGTTGCGTTGTGCAATATGGTCGCCGTTTAGGGGAGACAAACTATACCCCCTTTTTGACGATTCTGGCGACTATCTGGCTTTAAGTCGCCAATACTCCGTAAAAGAAGTTGATGGAACCGAAGTAGAATACTTCATGACTGTCACAGATGAAAAGGTGTATAAGTGGCGACTTGATTCCGATTGGATCAAAGTCGGCGAATTCAAGCACGGATTCGCAAAGAACCCTACCATATATTCGTATAGATGCAAAACTCTATGCCATACCATCAAACCTATCCGCGAACGCTTGGAGCGCCTTTTGTCTAACTTCGCAGATTGTATCGATCGATGCTTCTTCCCATATCTTATTCTTGAAGGTGAAATACACGGCACTCCTCAGCAATCAGGGAAAAACAGGATGATAAAGATCACCAACGGCGGAAAAGTGTATTATCTGAATTGGGATCAGGCAAGTGATTCAGTGCGGTTGGAACTTGATGGCCTTTGGAGTAAAGCCTATCAACTGACCAACACTCCGCAGCTTTCGCTGGAAGCATTGAAAGGGCTTGGAGACGTTCCATCAGGCAAAGCGTTTCAGTTCCTATTTATGGGAACTAATCTTGCCGTCGATAATCATGCAGAAGTAATCGGCGAGCACATACAGCGCAGATACAACTTTCTTGTCTCTGCCGTAGGATCTTTAAATGCGGAGTACATGCGTGCTGCAAAGACTATTGATATTGAAACCGAGATACAGCCTTTCAGTATCGACGATATAGCCGAGAAGATCAAAAATGCTACAGACGCATGTGGAAAACCCATTGCTTCGCTCAAAACCGGTGTAATGCTGGCTGGTCTTGTAGATGATGTGGATGATGAAATAAAACTTATCGAAAGTAACGACGCAAAAGAGGGAGGTGCCATGAAAGCATTGGAAGAATAAAAATAATTTCCAATGTTAAAAAATGACATAAGTATTTGGTAATTCACGTGACCGTCGAAATCTTTGCCTTGAGCTTGTGGAGGATCAAGCGACAGACATCGACGAAATAACAACTAATAACTAAAATCAGTCTGTTGGCCTTCTAAGCCGACAGACTTTTTTATGCTTTGACCACAATGACATATCCAATACAATAGACCTGAAATGAAAGCAAAAATTATTGAAGCGCTGAAAACCAAGTATAGCAGCTTGGGGTTCAGTTCCAAAGCAATCGACGGGGTAGCCGAGTCGCTGGCCGCAACGGGGTTGATTACTGACGAGAACCTTGACGCAGTAGTCGAGGGGCAAAAGTCAGCACTTTCGGCAATGCAGGCCGAAATTGATAGCCGAGTAACATCGGCAGTCGAGAAAGCCAAAGCCAACAAGACAAACGCGACACCTGCTAACGGGGGCGAGCAGCAAAAAAACGAACCCGGAAATCCCTTTGACCCCGAAGCTATGAAGGCTGAATTGCTGAAAACACTCCGTGAGGAGCAGGCAGCGGCAATGTTGCAAACCCAGCAGGCCGCGCAGCGAGCTGCCACCATCGCATCAAAAGCCAAAGAGTACGGAATCCCTGAAAAATTCGTAGCCAAACTAAACATCGCGCAAGACGCCGATCTCGACGAGTATTTCAAAAGCGCAAGACAGGAACTGGCTGACGCAGGTTTCGAGTTATCCGAAGCGCCCGCTCAGGGTGGCGGCATCCCCAATAGCGGAGATGACATCGCCAAACTGATTAACAAGGGTACAGAAGACATTGTTAAACACCAAAACAAGTAAAAAAATGCCCGCAGGACTTCATTATGACCTGAATCCGATGGACGTACTGAAAGAATTGTGCCGATTTGACACAGTCTACAGGCTTTCCGGAGGTTTCAATTTCGAGGACACAAATGTCCCGAATGGAACGATGCTTATGCCGCTTATGCCTCTGCACGTCGATCTGAAGACGCGCAAAGCATCCGCGGTTAAGAACGTCAAGGTAGTTGAAAAAGTGACTACCGGTACAAAGATCAAGATTGCCAAAGGATCACTTGCCTACAAAGGCATGCACTTAGGTGATGGTACTAGTGGTGCAACTGTTTCAAGCATCAACACGAACAACGAGAAATACGACGAACTTACGATGAGTGCGGCACTCGCCGCAGAAGCCGACGCCGTGCTATTCGAGGCCGTTGCCGCAGATGGGACGACGCCGAAGGCAACTGCCAACTTCCTCAATTATGCAGTAACAAAAGTTGAACCCGGTGCGACAGTTACGGCCATCGGCAGAGCCTACGAGGTTAGGGAGTCGAAACTATACGTTCCGATTTCTGAGAAAGACAAAGAGTCCCTCACTTCACGCTTCCTGTTCACCATCTAAACTACGACAACGATGAAATTAACACTCGAAATTCTTTTCAACGACCCCAATGTCGTCAAGGCGGTCATCGACCGCACTACAGCATTGCAAGAAGATGAAATATTCTGGAAGCGATATCTTGACTTCGAGGAAACCAAATCCAGGATCTTCAAAGCATATCTCGGAACCGTAACAGGCGTGACGGCCGGTTCAATCATCGACCGCAACTCCAACAAACCTCTCCGGGAGCGCAAGTCATTGGGGAGTGGATACGGTGAAGTCGCCTACTTGGGGGACCGCTATCAGATGGATAACGACCGTCTGGATATGATCAAGTCGCTCATCGACAAATTCAACTCCGCACGCACATCAGAACAGGCGGCCGCGATGAATGCCATCATCAACTACATCTACGACGACATCCGTCAGCTTCGCCTTGCGCCCCACAAGCGCATGGATCTCGTAGTCGGTGATCTTCGTTCCGACGGCAGAGCGTCGGTCACTCTTGCGGATAACCCGCAAGGTGTCACGTTGCTCGACATGGAGTTGCCTGTCAAGCGCATTACCCCGGCTACATCAGACAAGGACAACTTTATCACCTACCTGAAAAGTCAGATCGAGGCTTTGCGTCCGACAATGGGCCGGTTCTCCGTAATGGAGATGTCGCGTTCTACCTTCAACAAGAACATTGTCGGCGCCAAGGAATTCGCCAACACCTACAAGATGATTCTCGGTGGCGCACAGATGGCTCTTTCGGGCGGTCTCATCACTGACGCTATGACTAATCAGGTGTTTGCGGGTATCGGCCTGCCTCCGGTCCGAATCATCGACGACATGGTGGCAATGCCTGATGGTACGAGCAAGCAGGTATTCAAGGACGATCGCATTACACTGCTTCCGCAGGACAAGATCGGTAAGATGATGTGGCACGAGCCGTACGAGATTTCCGATCCCGTTCCGAACAAGACGTATACGCGGCTTGAAGGTGGTATGTGGATCTCGAACTGGCGAACCGAAGAGGGCCGCTTTAACGAATACGGAGCCGAGTGGATCCCGAACTTCACGGCACCCAACAAAATCGCTATTCTCGATCTGTCCACTATGAACGCTTAATAAATACGGACATGACGGTTTTCGACGCAATATCGGCACGGCTATATCCTTACAACGTAGACGATAATCTGATTACGATAGCCTGCACGGACGCAGAGATGTCTGTAAAAGACGAATATACACCTTGCTATAGGATTTCTGTTGCAAAGGCGGCAATCGACGTTTTAAAACAGCTCATCGTTCTTTCCTCTGAAGGCAATGGAGGGTACTCCCTCGGATATGATACGGATATGTTGCGCAAGCGCATCTGTGCTCTTGCAAAGGATAATGGCCTAACCGATATTGCCGCCGAATTTGACCCGGAACCACAAATCTTCTTTATGGACCTATGATTCGATTTCCATATACATTGGAGATATGGGATGCAGCCGTCAACAAATGGCGGGTGGTCGGTAGATGCAATGCCCATTACAACGGGAGAGCGCAATTCATCAAATCACAAAATGGGGAAGTTATTCAATACACTTATGAAGTGATTATGCCGCCCAACATAGAACCAATTGAAGAAAAAGAAGAGGCTCGTATCATTGACAATCGAGGCAGAAACATATTCGATCATCGGCATGGCAGTCAAATAGGATCCACTTTAGAAGATTCGGTATCATACCCCGTATTGGGGTTCTACAAAAGCGGACAAAGATATGAAAGCACCAAGATATGGCTTTAAAAGGATTATGCAATGATAACCACCGGAGATGCACAAAACATCCTTATTCAAAGTTGTTCTCTCTTCGGCATTAAGGCATTTCCTTCATGGGCGACGCCCGAAGGTAGGATAAAGACGGAACGCATTGTAGTAGTGCCTACTTCGCCGCAAACCCCCACCACGTATTGGGAAGATTGCTTCATCGCTGTCAACTTATGTGTCCCCGATATTAAAGGGAAAGCAAATATCCAGCGTCTGGACGAGCTTGAACGAGCGGCGAAAGCCAGATTCAAGGAATGGACCTACGGCACTTACGACGAATCCGCATATAGGTACAGGTATGAAAATATCGGCCGTGAGGAGGATCCGAACTTAGGATGCCACTATGTCTATATCCGGGTATTATTCAGAGTATTGAACATTAAAAACAACTAAAACAATGGCAAAAGTAACAGCAGTAGGAATCAAGAAGCTGTATTACGGAGACCCTGCAAAGATCATGGCGGATGTCACCCTTGCTTCACTCAAAACGCTCTTGAGCGACGAGAGTACCAAGCAGGTCGAGAACATTCACCAAGATACGTGGAGTATCGAGGAGGAGGAACCGTCTACCACCGAGTACCGGAATCAGCTCACAAACGGCGTATACCGCCAATCGACCGAGATGGGAAATATCCAGATGAGTTTCACCATCGGTCAATACGACTATTCGACGAAGGCCGACCTCATGGGCGGCACCGCAACCGCAACGTCGTGGAAGCGCAACCGAGGCGTGGTAATAATCGAGAGGTTCATGGTTGCCCTCACTGAAGACAATCAGTACTGCGTATTCCCGAAGGCGTCGGTTATCGCACGCGACGCCCAGACCGACGGCGCAAGTGCTATTGGCGTTGTTGCCACGGCACTCGAACCCGACAACGCAGCGGTTTCTTCGGAATACTGGTTCGATGCTTCCGAAGAGGAGGGCGCTTAGCAACCTGTCAACATTCAAGTACGGGGGTGGGAGGCATAAGCCCCTCACCCCTATTCTATTATAACAATTACCATGAAATTAGACTTTATCAGCATACGTATCGCTTCAAAAGGATACACGATATACAAAATGTCGCCGATGACTGCCACCCGCATTATGACGGCAATCGACGTAAAAAAAGAGCCGGACGAAAGCAAGGCGTGCATAGCCGCGATGGCCTACAGCGTTGCGCTGGCAATCGTGGGCAGCCGGAGCATATTGCACCGCCTCAGGGCATGGCTCCTGTGCCGTCGCTTTATGAAGCGAAGCACCTTCGCCGAGCTGTTCGACTGCTATCAGAAAACCTTGCTGATGATTCCGCTGGAGGACATTGCATCGGTGTCCGCCGTGATGGAAGGATTAGCGACAACCATATCCAAAGATCATGATTAAATCGGCGGACATTGTCGCCCGGTCTCTGCTGAACAAGCATCATGTCGCGGTAAAGCTCGGAATGTTCACATTCCGGATGTATCAGCCTTTTGTCAAAGACTTGGCAAGGGCCTTTGCTGCCGGGCGGATAGATGTGTCGATACAAGGTCGGCAAAAATTCTCTCTGGGCACAATATCGCGGCTTATGTTCCGGCGCAAGTGGGCACAGAAGGTATTTCTATGGTACGCCAAGAGATATGCCTCCTATGAGGAAATATCCCACGCCACCTGCGCTATAGCAGAAATAGTGTCGGGGAAAGACTTGTTCGATTCAGTCAAGATTGACAAGACGCGGCGCAATACCATTGCGGAGACCGTCGGCAACAACACTATAACCGGGATCATGGCGACGATGATGGACCAGCTGAACATATCCTACAAAGAGGCGTTTCAGGGCATAAACTACCCTACCATGCTTTTGATGATGACGGACAAGGTTCGCACGCTCGTCGGCGACGAGAAAAAGATAGTCAAAGGATCGGGGGCCGAAATGGCCAAAAGAAGAGGCAATAAAAGACGAGGTAATAAAATACATCAATGAGTGCTTTATCATTCAAAATAAATGCGGAAACCGACAAACTCAAGAGCTTCATCAGCATGCTTGAGCAGTTGCGGCGCGTGCTGGCGGACATCCCTGACAGCACCAAGGATTTCGACGTCATAAACCGCAAGATCGGAGAAATGGAGGCCCGTGTGGAGCAATCCATGCGCAAGATCGCCCAAATGGAGCGTCAGGCGATGGATGCGGCAGCCAAAACAGCGGCTTCGGCCACTATAGGGAACACGGGTGGCGACTCTACAGCCGGAGCACAAGCGGCCAAGGCCGAAACGGCGGCGTATCATGAGCTAATCGAAGAATTAAAAGCCGTCAATGCTTCAAAAAAGGAGAATGTCATCCTTATATCTCAATACGAAGCTCAAATAAAGCGTCTTAAATCGGAGATAGATAGCCTGAATAAAGCGGAGAGTCAAGGCATGAAATTGACGCAGAATCAGAAGTCAAGCCGCCTTGAAGCTACGCTATCCATCGAGGAATACAAACAGGCCATATCTCGCGCCAGAAAAGAGTTAGTCAATCAAATCAAGTTCGAACAAGTCGCACGTGGATCCATTGACGAAATGTCGCAAGCATTATCACGAATGCGCACCGTATATCGCTCGTTGAATGAAAGCGAACGAACAAGCGGCTGGGGGCAAAACCTGCTCAAAAACATCGAATCCATTGATACGAAAGTTAAAGAACTAGATGCTACAATGGGGGTACACACCCGCAAGGTAGGCGACTATGCGTCGGGATTCAATAACCTCGGATTCCAGATTCAGCAGGTTGCCCGCGAATTGCCGTCGTTGGCGTATGGTCCTCAAATATTCTTTTCGGCCATATCCAACAACCTGCCGATGCTGGCAGATGAAATAGCCCGTGCGAAGAAATCTGTTGATGAATTGAAGAAAGCCGGGCAAACATTCACGCCCGTATGGAAGCAGATCGCATCGTCCATCTTCTCGTGGCAGACCCTGCTTGTCGCCGGAGTTACCGTACTTACCCTTTACGGAAAGGAAATAACAAGCTGGGTGGCATCGCTGTTTAAAGGCAAGACAGCAATAGATACCGCCGCTGCCGCTCTTGAGCAATTCAATTCCGCGATGGCTCAAGGCTCTGTGTCGGCGCAATCCGAATTAACCAAGCTGAACCTGCTGTATAATGCCGCGACTGACCTGTCCAAGCCCTATGAAGAACGGGCCGAGGCCGTCAAGAAGCTGCAAGACATCTACCCTGCCTATTTCGGCAATATGGCCGCAGAACAGGTTATGGTAGGAAATGCCGTCGGCGCCTATGAAGACCTGCGGGATGCAATTATCGAGGTCGCACAGGCCAAGGCCGCCCAAGAGCTTATTACAGAGAGTTCGAAGAGTTTACAACTTATTGAAGCAACAGGCGATGCCTACACAAACTATTCTCTTGCTCTAAAAGAATATAGAATAGCATATGCAGCAGCGAAAGAAGCCAGCAAAGGGAAAGGGCCAATAACATTTTCTCTCACCTCTGAATCTGCAAGTTTTGAAAGAGCGAAAGCAAACTTAACGAAGTTTAGGAGTGATTTTATTAACGAACTATCAAATCTTAGTAAAGATGGTGATGACCTTTGGAAGCGCATAAACGAGGGCTATGAAGGAGATGTAGATGCCTTCATTGCGGCGATAAATGCCGGCATCGAAAAATTAACTCCGGCGGCAGAAAAGCTGTACACTACCCTAACCCCGGAAGAACTCAACGCAGAGGCCAAAAAAGCCCGTGATGAAGCCATAAACGCGGCAAAGAAGGCCGCATCCGACCAAGAGCGCAACCTAAAGGAACTCAATCAAAAACTGCAAAAGCTCCGGGATGATGCGTTACAGGCCGAGGTTGATTCCATGAAAGACGGCACGGCCAAGAAACTTGCGCAAATAGACCGCGACTACCAAAGGCGCGCGCGAGCCATAGAGACGGCGGAAGCCGAAATCCGCCGACTTCAAGACGGAGAGCTGACTAAAAACCAGCAAGCGCAAATCGAAGCTCTGAACAAAGCGAACGAGACTCAACACGGCAAAGAACGAGGTAGAGTACTACTTTCTGGACAAACATCTCCAGAAGACATTTCTTCGCAATTTGACGAAGAAATAAAGTCTTGGGATGGATACTTGCAAAAATACGGCACCTTCCGCGAAAAGCTACAAGCCACAAAAGACATTTACGACCGAAGGATTGAAGAGGCAGGGACCGTCGGGGAAAGAAAGAGTCTCGAAGCCGAACGAGATGCTGCGATAGTGGAAATCGAAGTGCAAGCCGGGGAATGGATACGAGAACTTACAGATAAAACTAAAGACAAATTAGCCGAACTGAAAACCGAACTCGAAGCATCGTTACAATCTCTTGAGTCGGAATACAATGCCTTGGATTCATCCGATACAGAGCAGGCCCAGAAACTACGCGCTGAAATAAACAAAACCAAGGCACAAATTAATGCGGTAAATAAAGCAGCATCAAATACGCAAACATCTCCCAAAGAAAATGCAATCGAGAAATGGCAACGGCTGGAAAAGACTCTCGGAGACATTGCAGATGGGTTTAAAGATATTGGCGACGCCGTAGGAGGCACTACGGGCGAAATAATCAGTGCTGCAGGTGAGATCGCGGCAACAGCCACGAGCATGATAAGCAGTATAGTAACCCTTACTGACTCATCGGCCAATGCCATAACCACAACCTCTACAACGGCTACAAACGCAATAAAGGCAGTGGAGAGGGCTTCCGTTATTCTCGCCATCATTCAGGCTGTACTGAGTGTCGCTACTAAAATTGCAAGTCTATTCAACAATGACGAAGAGAAGCAGGCTGAAATAGACAGGCTACAAGGGCGTATTGAGCAGTTGCAATGGGAATTGGATAATGCCAACGCCATTCGATTGCAACGAAATTCTTTCGATGCAGTTAAAAATGTAAAGGACGCCTACAATAACGCGGCGAAATCAATAATGAGCGCGTACAAAGACGTAGGCAACTTTGTAGAGAGATTCTTCATCAGGCGATCCAAAGAGGCTGAAATAGAAAAAAAGGCGATCCAAAGTATAGCCGATGCTTATTCGAACCTCAAATATACAGATAGCAATCTTCTGGGTAAAAATAAATTTGGCGACACCCGCGAGCGACTTAACAATCTTGCAGAACAACAATTGTTGCTCCAAAAGCAGATTAATGCGGAGAACGACAAGAAGAAAACGGACAAATCAAAAATTAGAGAATGGGAGCGTCAGATTCAAGAGCTTGGAGCCGAAGCCGCTGAAGTGATTAACGAGGTCGTCGAAACCATTATTGGGGGCACGGCGGAAGAAATCGCAAAGGAACTTGGAGATGCGTTTATAGACGCATTTATGGAAGGCGAGAATGCGGCCGAAGCGTGGGGCGAAAAGGTGGACGAGATTGTCGCGGATATTATGCGGCAAATGATTATTTCCAAATTCCTTGAAGAGCGCATTGGCGAGGTATTTAACCGCTATAAATCTAAATGGTTTAAGGATGGCGTCTTCATCGGTATTGACAATGTGATAGACTCCATGAGTGGATTTGCGGACGATCTCAACAAGGTTGGAGATGAATTTCAAGCCATTTGGGATAGTCTTCCTGCCGAGACAAAAGAGTTGCTTGGAAATGCCGGAGCTGCTCAGCAGGAAGCCACGGAGAGAGGCTTTAAAGCCATGTCTCAAGATACCGGCGACGAGTTAAACGGCCGATTCACGGACATTCAAGGCAAGGTTACCGACATCCGAGGATATGTGATGATGCAAACTCAATCTATTATCGGGCTGCTGAACTCCATCGGAAATATCGAAACGGCCATATACACAAGCGTGCAAGTGGATAATGAGCTGCTCCGGTACGCTGTTATGACCTACATGGAGATCGTCGAAATAAACGGGAATACAGCTGTTATGAAGGCTGCTCTGACGGAAATTCGGGAAGACATAGCGGCGATCAAGCGCAATACAAGTGAACTGTAATGAAAATTGAAAAGGACATATCGGACCTGACCAAATTTATCGACGGCATCGAAGACGAGGTAGTAGATTTCATGGATGAGAAGGCTCGTGAAGCGGTTAAACTCCAGCAGATCGAAGCCGATTACCGAAATCACACATGGAATCTTCGCAGTTCGCTCGGATATGTTGTGACGTATGATGGCAAGGAAAAGCGACGCTATATAAGCGGAATGAACTACGGAGACGAGGCCGCCGCCGCGATAACGAAATGGCTTAATGAAGTTAACAAAGCAGGCACCAGCATTGTATTTGCCGACGGTATGTTCTACGCTTCTTTCGTCAGCTCAAAAGGCTATGATGTCATTGATACAGCAGAATCTTATCTAACGAAAGAATTAAACAAATAAGCAATGATCGGAGATTTATTCATCAACAGGACAGACGCCTACACAATGGGCGTTGCAATGGGTTCCGGGTTTATTGCCGGGTTAAAATCCCCTGCCGGCCTGAAAGACTTCGTAGAAAACGAAGACCCCAAGAAAGACGGCAAGGAGGTCATATATCCCGACAAACCCAAATTGGCGGCACGGGATTTAACATTGACTTTTATAATTACGGGAGAAACCCCGGAGGAGCACCTTTTAAACTACGATACTTTTATCCGGATGCTACACTTAGGTAAGGTAGATATATCGGTACCGGGAATAAGTGATGAAATATACCACCTGACATACGCAGGTAATTCAGGCAGCTACAACATATCCGGCGACCGCCTGACATCGCAATTAACAGTAAAGTTCAACGAGCCAAACCCCGCAGACAGGGGCGAGGATAAAGAAGAAGCATAATGACACACTCGAATAAAAATCTGGAAGAGATCAGGATTTCCGCTCTCCGTGGCGGAGCATGCAGGAAGGTAATGCGCATTCACGACTTCCCCGAACTCATAAAACTCATGTTCACGCCGCAGGGAATCGAATTCTGCCAAGACCACAACTTTCCCTCGGTCGAAGTGTTCAGAAAGAATCGAGACAGTTTAGAAGGGCTGGAAGTATATGTAGATGCGGGAAATATCACGCTCAAAAGTAAAGAGTGCGTATGTATCGTCGGAGATACAGATGCTACTATAGAAGCGGCAGGGACTAAATTCATCCATACGATAATCCTGATGCACGGCGCACGGGTCAAGATCAACGCCAAAGACTACGCCGTGCTCAATATCGTAAGAATCGGCGGCGAGTATTCAATAAAGAAAGACGAAACTGTGATTGTAGTGTAAAACAAAGCCGGGAAATAGTCCCGGCTTGTCAATTATTTCGTGCCCCTATTTTTACTGCTGCTGATAACTGGTATGATATCCGGCAGGTCGTCTTGGCCCGGTGGCTTTATTCCCCACTTGAAGTTCCGCCAAAGTTTCACTAACCAATTCAAGTTGCCTGTTTATTTAATATCCTCGGAATCATTGCAAATAATGGGCCTTGTTATCTTTTCTGTTGAAGTAAGATAGGCAGTTTCGGATACAGGATTGTCTGGGACATTCCCAAGGACTTGTTTTGCATTGATGGGAGATATTACCGAGTGCCCCAGTTGGTTTTCGAGTTGTTTTCGGGCTGCCTTTGCAACGCTGCCGCCACTTTTGGCTACCCGGACATTATGCTGAAATCCTTTTGGCTGTTGTTGTTTAGATATTTCCGTTACGGCGGCTTCTGCCAGCGTATTGAGGGCCAATTCGATGTTGGTCATATTGTCCCGCAAATTTTCTTTTTTTATGCCTTTAAACTGCTTGTATGATTTCGTATTACGTCCGGCCCACTCCATCGTGATAATATCCGTAAGTGCGGCATACTGTTTCCCCTCCACCCCTCTGCGCTGCCATTCATCAGTCAACTCTTTGCGAACCTCCATACTTTTTAGCCGCTGGTTGATCCAGTTGTCGGAATATCCCAGTCGCTTATAATCAAGCATCGCCTGCTGGATGGACAGTTCCGGATCCTGCATTTGGTCGAGGCGGTCGCTGGCAATTTGTGCCATCCATTGCTTGAATGGTTCAGCTTTCGGGGATGGTATCGACTGTATCAAACGGAAAAGTTGCTGTGTGTCTGCAACATCTGTAAAACGCATTTTGCCGTCCGAAGCCAACATTTTCAACTGTCCGATTTTTTCGGACACTTCGCTTCCTTCGTATTGTAACTTCTTTTTGAGGTCACTCCAATACTTTCGAGGTCGGTCTGTCCCTGTTAGGGCTTCGATTACGTCGATAATAGAAAAATACCACGTTTCGGTATCGTCATCCCATACGGTGCGAACTTTGCGATCTTCGAATAATTGTATGGCTTGTTTTTGTGTCATAGGTTGGTGTCGTTAAATTTATTCCCCTTTTTCCAATGCGAGCAAGCGCTTACTAATTTGATACAAATGTACGAAATTTATGCGTTGTGTTGGATGGAACAAATAAAAAACCGAGGCAAATGCCTCGGTTTGCGACTAAAATTTAAATCCGATTTTTATAGAAATAGCTCCTGCTAAATCTTTATAATAATCTTGGGATTGATCGGTCTCTGTAATTACAAAATCCACATATTCACTATGTTGCATAGCATATCCAACAGTAAAATATATGGCTTGTTTGTTTTTTAGGTTGAAATCTATACCTATGGATGGCTCCAAGTACAATCCTTTTACAGCTTTCGTATTTCCACCTACATTAAAAGAATAACCTACGTTGCCTTGTATGAATGGTGCAACGAATTTGTCAGAAAAATTATACTTGATACGAGCGTAAACGGGGATCAAATATTCCTGACTCCGACTTTCGTACGTATCAGACACATATTGGACGCTTGTATGCGTATAGGATTGATAATAAAGGGCGTCTGTATACCTAAATCCCACGCCTGCGCCAATAAAAAAACGGGGGCTAAAAGCATATCCGCCAATAAACGATGCATCTGCCGACTTGTTGTTATATGTCCCCAAACCAAGCATTCCGCCTATCTCAATGGATTTTGAAAAGCCTTGAGCGTGTGCAACGCCTGAAGCAACAACAGCAACGATGAAGAGTAAGAATTTTTTCATATTCCTAATTGTATTGGTTAGTGCCGCAAAATTATAAAATTCCCCCCCCCACCAAATTTTATTCAATAAAAAATGACTTATAGCAGGAAAAAAGACGAGGAACGGTAAAAATCCACTCCTCGTCTTTGTTTTTATAGGCTATGATGCCGCTATTTATTCACTTTCAACCCTTCTGCATAGTCGATCAGCGCCTTCTCACTGTCAAACGTGAATGTTTCCCCCTGACGGCGCACAAAAGCGACAAAATCGCCTGAGTTTTCAAAGAAATCCCCCACTTCGCAACCTATGGCAGCTGCAATACGTTCAAGCACTTCAACGCTGGGATTGCCGTTAATATGCTGACTTAAACCGATGGGAGTAATGCCCATCCTTTCAGCTACCTCTTTGACAGTTAGTTTATTCGCCTTAATAACTCTTTTTATATCCATAGCTTTAAATATGTTCCCGCCACAAATATAGCGGTAACTTTATCTTTTTGCAAAAATAATAGCAAAAACTTTAATATTTATTTGCATAATTAAATTTATAGCTTTATATTTGCATCAGAAATAAAACCAATAGCTATAACGCCATGAAAGCAACCTACAATAAATCGAAGATCATGCGCAACGCTTGGTATCTGAAACGCGCCAACGCCTCAATGTCGTTCTCGGCCTGCCTGAAGAAAGCGTGGCGCAACGAGAAGATGGCGATGCTGACGGCGAAGATCGAGAACCGCCCGATGGAACAGCCGAAGGCCACGGAATACCGCCCGCAGCTACTGACGGTCCCGGCGAACTACTATGGTGTGCGCGGAATGTACTACGGAGACTAACTATATCACAATATGACCATGAACGACATCATCGAATCAGCAGACCGCTTAATAACATTGCTGGAAGAACAAAACGCCTGTATAGAGCGGATTATGGCAATACTGGACAAATAAAAAAACCGAGACAAAGCCTCGGAATTGGACTAAATTACTGCTTTACAAAAATCCCCACATCTTCTCCTGAAGAAGTGTCTTTTACAAACATTACTGGACCAGATATAATCCCTTCCAATATTGTTAAATTATCATTAAATGGGATTAATGTAATCTTTGATGCTTTGTATGTATAACTATATAAGGCACGTTTATAATCGCTTGATGCACCTCCGTATCTTGAACCATAACGGCATTCATTGTCATCAAATACAAGCGTCGATATGGCACCACTACTAACATCAATCATACCCCACGTAGTACCGGGTAATGGATTAGAGATATTATTATCATTGTCATCGTTATCTGAGCATCCAACAAAAGCCATTGAGACAATAAGTGACCATATGAATAAAAATCTTCTCATATTGTAATTGGTATTAGTTGACATTACAAATTTACAAAATTTCCAATAGTAGCAAATTTTAGAAACAAAATTTACTCCTGATGTAAAAAAATAGTGTTAAAGCCCTTGTGGATTAAAAATAATTTTCTATATTTGTAACGCTTACATAAACTCAAGAGTGCACAAGATGCACCATTATTGGTGCTTTTTTTGTGCCGAAAATTGAACATACGAACGGGTAACCCTGTGGCGTTGCTGTAATGGCGCGCCAACCTCTTGAGTAAAGATGTAAGCAGCAGGTAGTACCCGTTCGTTTTTTTTTGTTTTATTAAATGCTTACATCTATGAAAACACCATCGCTTCCGGAAACGGATTATCAAACTCGCTGCATCGAAGCCGAGCGAAAAGCACGGGATTTCGAAAACGCCTACTTCAAGGCCGAAGAGCGCTATTCCAACCTAATGGATGCCTATGTCAAGCTACAAGGCTACTACCTTGAATTGCTGGGCGCTGAAAAATCATCCCACAACAAAATCAAAGAGATCGACCCGTTTATTCTTGTCAAGATGGGCCGCGGAATGAATGTCGCACAATGTAAATAGACCAGCCATGAACAACATACAAATTTTCAATAACGAGAAGTTCGGGCGTGTACGTATCATCATGTCCGACGAAAACAAGCCAATGTTTCTTGCGAATGATGTAGCAAAATCGTTAGGATATATACGGACAGCAGATGCCATTTCAGCACATTGTAAAGGGGTCGCCGTTTTACCGACCCCTACCGATGGTGGGGTTCAAAAGGTGAAATACATCCCCGAATCCGATGTTTACCGCCTTGTCATGCGGTCGAAGCTCCCGCAGGCCGAGCAGTTTCAGGACTGGGTATGCGATGAGGTTCTCCCCTCTATCCGCAAGACTGGCGGATACATGTCAGCCAAAGAGACGGACACGCCCGAAATGATAATGGCACGCGCCGTGCTGGTCGCCAATGACACCATAGCCCGGCAGAAGCAACAGCTGGAGCAGGCCCAAAAGCAGGTCGCGGCACTCGCGCCGAAAGCCGAGCTGATGGACAAGGTATTGGACACGGACCAGAAGATAGACGTCGGGCAGGCGGCAAAGATTTTGAATCTACCATTTGGCCGCAACACGCTCTTCCAGCGGCTCCGCGAGCGAGGGATATTCTTCTGCAATCGCAATGAGCCTAAACAAGAGTATATTAACCGGGGTTACTTCGAGTTGAAAGAGAAATTGATCGACCGAAACAACCACGAATCGTTCACGGTCATCAAGGTTCTCGTGACGCAAAAAGGATTGGATTTCCTCGCAAGGCAGTTTGAGGTGGTCCAAACCCCGAAGAAGATGGCAGCGATAAGATAAGCCCCTGTATACTTCCCCGATGCCGGCGCCTCGCAGAAATGCGGGGCGTTTTTATATGTTGGCGCAATAAATGTATTACATACACGTTGTCATAGTGCGACAAAAAAAGTCGACAAAAATTTGCACGTTTAAACACGAACGTGTAAATTCGCCTACACAATTACGCTTCTGGCTTCCGTATATTCCTTCTTAATAATGAATATGCCGACCCAGAAGCCTTTTGTCTAACACAAAGCAGTTCTAATTATGGCGGATTTAAAAGCGTTATTTAAATATTACCTCGACCACCAAGAGGAACTGGTCAAGGATTATAATGGCAAATATTTAGTTATAACTGACTTCAAGGTAGCCGGCGCTTATAATAATGAATCTGAAGCTTATTTCGACGCTGTTGCCAAGTATGGGTTAGGTAATTTTATCCTTCAGTTGTGTACTCCCGGAGAAGAAGGATACACAAGCACATTCCATTCACGAGTAATTTTTGTATAACATGGCAAGGGAGGTTACCTTTCGGTCATTCTCAACTACATTTGATAAAACTACATTTGAAATTAGGACTGAATGCCATATATGTCAGGCTTTTGATCCTTCGACAACATCTCCAGAAGATAGACCTCTAATAGTCACCTGTTCTGCCGTATGGGATACTGGTGCGAATAAAACATGTATATCAATAGCAAAAGCTAAAGAGTTAGGACTTATTCCTTGCGGAACAGAAAAAATGGGGCATGCTGCTGGAGTGTGTTATGTAGATAAGTATATGATTAATATAATGCTACCTAACCATGTAGGCATACAGTCTCTTGTTGCTCTTGGGTGTAACTTAGGAAATACGGATGTATTGATAGGCATGGATATTATTAATCAAGGAGATTTTGCAATATCAAATGCAGGGGGCCATACAACATTTTCGTTCCGGATTCCGTCTTTGGAGAAAATTGATTTTGTCGCACACGACAAAGCGATTGACAAAGCACAAAAAGACGCAGAATTCAATTACAAATTTGGAAGAGTTAAGCGAAACGAATTGTGTCCATGCGGATCAGGCAAAAAGTTCAAATATTGCCACGGACAACATAAATAGATATGAATCTATTTCGCATTATTTCTATAAATAAATACCATCGCAAGGTATTTGTCATTCTATACGGCAAATAATCGTTCATAACAAACTTTCGGGGCGGGAATAAATTCCCGCTTTTTTTTGTTTTTTCACTTCGAATTTCTTGGTAATTCACGTGACCGTCGAAATCTTTGCCTTGAGCTTGTGACGATGCAAGTGGCATACGACAGATGGTAATTTATTCTCCGTTAGGAATACAGATATTGGATGCTCCGGTCACGAAAGAGGCTATTATCAAATATGCCCTCATGGGTGACTATTATATTGAGCTTCCCTTCAATCAACTTCAGTACATTCAAATTCCGCAAGGCTCATATATACTGTACAAAGGCCGCAAGTTCGAAATAATGGCCACGGTATATCCGGAGTTCGACAACAAAACAGGGGGCTATAAATACACGCTCAAGTTCGAGGCGCAGCAGAACCATATGAAGCGCTTTGTCTGCTTCTGGCTGGGCGGAGATAATCCCGAAGCGGTATTCCACAACACCACCGATCTCGAATCATTCGGCGCCCTGATCGTGGCCAATATGAACAAACATCTTGGCGTTGAGACTTGGAGTGTGGGAACTATCGACGTTGAGAATCCCAAGGCGACAAAACTCGTATCTTTCAATGGAGACAAATGCTGGGATATACTCAACACCATAGCCGAAACTTTTGAAGTCGAATGGTGGACCGAGGAAAACGGAGATTTAGTGTCCCTTAACTTCGGAAAGCTGGAAAGAGGCACACCCGAAGAATTCAAGCGTGGCGATGTCGTCAAGAGCATCCCCGCCAAGAAGGGCGACGATTCCAGCTACGGCACCCGGTTCTATGTATTCGGATCTACACGCAACCTTACCAGCGACTACGGACAGGCTCCGCAGGGCGGAGAAACAAACCATGTTTCAGAAATACGGCTCCGGCTTCCCAACGGCCAGAGATACATTGACGCCATCCCGAATCTCGACAAAAGCGCCATTGTCGAGCAGGTCGTTTTCTTCGATGACATCTATCCCAAGAACACGGAGACGATCACAAGCATCGAGACCGTTGATCGGGAGATCATCGAGGGACAGACAGACAAGGCCTATGTCATGTACTGCAAGGACACGCCGTTCCTGCCGTCCGACATGATCGAAGGCGAAACGCTGGGAGCTACATTCACCAGCGGCAGTCTCATGGGGCGTGATTTTGAGTTAAGTATAAATTACAAACCTGAAACATGGAAGCCCGAAGACGGCTTTGACAAGAAATTTGAGATCATCGCCCAAGTTGAGACGTCGGGAGAAAGCCAGCTTATAGTCCCCAACGAAAGCCTTCATCCCGAACCGGGAGATACATTTGTACTCACGGGTGTAAAACTTCCGCAGCAACGAATCGAGGAGGCCGAAGAGGAGCTTTTGAAGGCCGGACAAGCATACGCCGCAAAGAACAGCAGCGACACGGATGTATATACCTGCGAAACCAACCCGGTATATTGCACGGTAAACGACAAGAATTACAACGCAGGACAAGCCGTGCTTCTTGTCGATCCTCGATTTGGTTTAGACGGACGTCTGTCCCGAATTCAGGGCTACGAAAAGAAACTCTACAACGAATATATCGCCACGTACACAATCGGCGACAACACACCTTACTCCCGAATCGGCAGCATCGAATCGGATGTGAAAGCCACCCTATATTCGCAGCGCATAGGCGTTACAGACTCCGGAGCGGCAATATATCTTATCACCCGGTACGATTCTACTGCGGCCGAAGATTATAATGCTTATTCGGCCAAGCGCGCCTTATGGCAGTTTGCAAACAAGCAATTCCCGGATACCTTCAAAGGCAAAATGACCTTTGAGGACGGAGCGCAGTTCGGCGATTTCGCAACAGGAATTACCGGCATCGGCGGACTTATCGACAAGAAAGGGAATGCCGAAATGCAAAGCCTCAAGCTACGGGGATTCCTTGAAGTTCCTGAACTGAGATACAATCGGGTCGATATTACAATGGGCGACACATGGTTTGCTCCAAGCGCCGGAATCATCGAGAGCGTCGATACCGAAGCCAAGACCATCACGCTCAAACTCGAAGAAGGCGAAATAGGCAGTCCGCGGGTCGGTGATATTTGCATGGGTATCTTCCACAGCTCCGAATCCTCGGATAATGCAACGGAAGACTACGATGACAGCAAAGGCAACAGACGCTTTGCCGGCTTCGCAACGTGCTATTTCCGCATTACCGAAGAGTTGGACACCACGACCTACAAGACGTTCAAATACCAACTTCGGCCCGTCTCTGCGGCTTACCCGAAGCAATACCACCCTGCTCCCTCGATGACATTTGTCGGGTATGGCTCCTTCTCGAATGAAGCCCGGCAGACATCGCGCTACGAAACAAGGACATACCAGCGTTATCTGAAGGGGGTATCCGACTGGGAATTCATATCGTCCAACATCGCAGCTCAATACGGAGACCTGTCCAATCTATCCGTATTCGGGATAGATATGAAAGGCTATTCGGCCTACCTCAATAACATCTACATGTCGGGCGTCATTCATCAATTCACGCCCGGCGGGGAGGAAATCCCGACAATCAACGACCGTGGAAAGTGGCTCGCGTCGGAGACATACAATAAAAACGACGAGGTATATCACAATAACGCCAAGTGGCGCTGTCTTGTCGATGGGACAAAATCTGAGCCATCTACATCATCGGAAGCGTGGGTCCTTCTTATGCATGTCCCACTGTCTTCTGTAGTTCCTATTTACAAGCAGCAAAATGAAAAACCGGCACTTCCGACCGGCAGCACTGTTCCTCCTGACGGGTGGAGTCTCGAATATCCCGAAGGCGGCGATTCAGGCGCATCTACCGACGTAACCAACATTATAATTGATGCGGATAATGAAGGGGATGTTACCCAAGATGGTGTGTTCTATAAACTTGCTGGAAAAGGTAATAATTCGACGGTGTCATGCAAAATACAATTTGATGCTATCAGCCCCGGTGCGACATTGGTATTGGACATAACCGCTTATTCAGAGAAAGGGTATGACAAATTAGCGGTCGGGAAAATAAATGTTCAGAATGTCAATACGGCAGACTCCGACACCTACGAAGCTGAAGTATCAGGGAACGGCGTATCTACTACCGTCGTCGTCACAGCACCAAGCGCAGGACGTCATTTCGTTAATGTAGTATATTCGAAAGACTCGTCCGGTGATGCCAATGGCGACTACGGCTTATTTCGTATTGCGTATAATACGTCCAAGACTATTCCGTTGTGGGTGTCTTTCGGATCGGTGATTGATGGCGTTGTTCAATCATGGTCTGATCCGGCGCGAATAAGCGGTGCCGACGGCCGACCCGGAACCGACGGAAGGCCGGGCGTGGACGGAACAGACTATGAATGGATATTTACCCGCACGACTTCGGAAACAGCACCCGCTACGCCGGCATCTCAAGATGAAGACGACTATTTGCCAGATGGCTGGACTGACGATGCCGAAGGGCCGGACAATACTCATCCTTTCGAATGGACTTGCAAGCGCTCGAAAGTCAACGGGCACTGGGGTGATTTCTCAACGCCCTCACTATGGGCAAAATACTCCTTCAACGGAGAAGACGGCATAGATGGTGAAGGCGTAGAGTACATTTTCACCCGTACCAAAACCGACGATCCCAGCGATATCCCGGATGTTCCCCGCGTCGCAGAATACGACAACCCGCCTGCGCCGTGGACGGATGATCCTATGGGCGTAGACGACATTTACCAATATGAATGGGTGTCCAAGCGCATCAAGGTAAATGGAGAGTGGAGCGCTTTCTCTACACCTGCATTGTGGGCCAAATACTCTTTCGACGGAACCGACGGAAGGCCGGGTGATTGGACATCATATGTATTCAAGAAGAGCATTGATAAACCCGGCACCCCTATTTCTACAAAGCCAATTCCTGATGGCTGGGAAGACGCTCCTTCCGGAGACGGCATTTGGTGGATGTCGAAAGCTACAATAAACGGGAGCACGGGACAGGCAAGCGCCCTGACATGGTCCGATCCGATTAAAGTTACAGGCGAAGATGGCCAGCCCGGACCATATACCGACTTCAAATACGCATCGAGCAGTGACGATAGCATAGGCCCAGATATTGAATCAAACGTAAGAGAGCCGGACGGCTGGTATGACAATCCTCCGGCGCTTTCGTCCGGGGAATATCTATGGATGACCAAAGCGCAAGTAGATGCAAATGACGAGCTTGTGGAACCGTGGTCCGACCCGGTACGCATAAGCGGAGAACAAGGCAAGCCGGGGGACAAAGGAGACCCCGGATATCAGGGTTGCATTATCCGCCTAACGGAATGGGTTTCGGGTGTAGAATATCGCAACGACGCTGATTTAGAATCAGACAGCCTGCGCTACATAGACATAGTGACTGTATATGAGAATAATCGACAACTGAAATTCCAATGCCGTCAGACTCATACTTCATCGAACTCCAATAAACCATCCGGGGGAACCACATCGACATATTGGCAACAGCTCAACGACATGGTGCCCATATATACGCCTCTACTGTTTGCCGAGAACGCCGTTATCAACTTCCTGCAAGGTATGGAGTTCGTAGTCCACAACTCCAAAACGGATATTTCCGAAAATACCATCATCGCAGGACTCGTAGGCGGCGATATCCCTCTGTTTGTCGGTAGCAACACACCGGACAACGCGCCTTTCCGAGTCGCTAAGGACGGTTCGTTTACAGCAACGAAGGCGAATATAACGGGTACAATAGAAGCTAAAGAAGGAAAAATAGGCGGATTTACTTTAAGAAGTCCCTCCAATCCTCTTATAGATGCGACATTAGAATGTCATACCTTTGATGAGTCTCAACGCAATATTATCAATGGACAGTCGGGAGATTTCACCCAAAGACATACGTATGTATTACAATCCGGATTTATAACATCAAGAGGCTCTATTAATGGATCTATTGATGATAGAGTAGTTATGTCTCCAACAACGGAATACGGGGGCTGGCCACTTAGTAAAAACGGATCATACAATATTTCTGCATCAATATATGCCCAATCAACATCTTTATCAAGACCTTCATGGAGTAGCAATATAGCTTTAATGCTTGGAGCTGGTCCTATGCCATCAAGCGTTCCCCAATTGAATGATGGGAATTATGCCCTTTGTATGCCGATGGGAATAACTGCAGGCCTTAGACTGTATAATCGCAAAATATCTTCAGATGTAACCCTTGACTATATGGATTGTTTTGTGACAGTGGATAGCGATGGCGGGAAGCGCACTATCACACTCCCTTACAATCCACAAGACGGTCAACTTTATTATATCCGAAACATAGGAACCAAAGGCGTACAACTGAACGGAAACGGGAAGCGGATTGCGATACATACTCAAGGAGCATGGGTTAACTCAGACTCATGGACTGACCGAGAATCCCGTAATCTGATCTACTGCGCGAGTATAGGATGCTGGGTGATGTTCAAATAGAGGGATAGAAGTAGACGGCATAATGCAATTTTAACGACCAAAATTATGAGGAAGATTAACTTAAAACGGCTTGAGATTTTTGCAGATATGCAAAAGAAAATATGCACTGTTCACGATGTGCGCGAGCAGCTTGCAAATCTCATATATGCAAATGCCTATGGTTTTGTCGGCCATGTACTCGCTCATAAAGTATATGAATCGGAAGGTGAAATAGAACTTACCGAGGCAGAAGCTCACGAATTGGGGCGTCTTGTCGCAACATTAGGATCTGCACCTCTTATTGATGCTGTATTGAGCAAACTTAACCTGAAGATCGAGGACGTAATATCTCCCGCGGACTACAAATAAAAAAAACAGCAAGTGAAGCGTATTCGTATAGGTAAAGACATCAAAATCCATTGGCCGATATTGACCAATGGCGAGCAAGTCACACTTGAAGGCCGCGATCTGCATTTGGTCCTTCATCTTCCCTCCTGCATGGAAACCCCTTTGCATTTCGAGCCTCAGGGGAACATTGCCGTATTCACTATTTCAGGCAATATGCAAAAGCAGCTGGGCGCATACCGGCTTACCATGTGGGAAAATAAAGATAAGAGCGGACAAACAGCCGTCGATTATTGCGATGCGTTTGAGTTGGTGCCTACTACATGTATGGAGGGCGGCAACGACAACAATCTGACCACGGAAACTGTCAATCTGGATTCTTCGGACTTGATCGTAGGCCTCCCCGGACCAAGTGCCTATGATCTTTACAAGAAGCACAATCCCGATGCAGAAATATCCGAGGAAGAGTATGCAAATGCTCCCATAGATGCCGCCGATGCCGCCAATGAAGCCGCAAAAGCTGCCAATGAAGCCGTAGATAAGATCGGGGATATTAATGAAGCCCTTGCCGGCAAGGTAGACAAAGAAGAAGGGAAAGGTCTGTCCTCAAACGACTATACGGACGACGATAAGGAGAAGCTGGACGGACTTTCGAATTACGACGACACGGAAGTACGAGCGCAATTATCTGAAAAGGCGTCGAAAGAGGAAGTAGCCGACGCAGCTAAAAAAACACTTTCCGATGCCAACTCCCACACGGATGAACGCATAGAAGAGACAAAATCAGAGATTGCAACAGGACTTCTTGAGTTCGGGCAAGAAGTGGGAAAGGCAATATCCGACGGCGACGCGACTACTCTTCAATCAGCACAAAAATACACGGATGATGCCATTGACGCCATCCCCACACCAGATGTCAGCGGGCAGATAGAGCAGCATAACACCTCGCCTACCGCCCATCCCGATATCAGGGAGATTCTGAACACCTGCGTCGGTCTTCCGGAGTTCAACAGCAAAACCTACGAGCTTACCTTCACAACGATTGCGGGCGCTAAATTGATCGTTGACCTTCCCATTGAGCAGATGGGACTTGAGTATAACGAAGAAACAAGAGCCATTGAGTTCATAAATGCCGATGGATCTATTTCGTCGATCCCCGTTTCGGACTTCGTGAAAGTATACGTCGGGTCCATTGGTCCGGAAATACAGATTGCTGTAGAGGGTTCCGAGATTCGGGCTACGCTCCTCAATAATACCGTATCGTGGGATAAACTTACGCTGACCTTGCAGGAAGTAATTGAAGGGAAAGCCGACCGCACGGAGATTCCTACGAAAGTATCCGAACTGGAGAATGACTCCGAGTTCGTTACTGCCAAAGAAATTGATCCAGAGTTGAGAAAAACCTCATTTGAGGTAGTAGCCCATTCGGACTGCACGCTGGAGGAGCGCGTCGCGCAGCTCGAATCGCTGCTTGTAAGGATGCTTTCGGGCGATGTCCTAATCCCGGAACTGCAGGTCAAGAAATTGGGCATCTGGGGCGGCAACAACATCGTCGTCACGGGCGAGGGTGCGCCGACGAAAGCCCCCGACCGCGCAGGGCAGTTCTATGTCGATACGAAGAACAACGCGGTCTACCACTCCGTGGGTAACGGCGCGGTGTCGGACTGGAAGAACGCTTAAACTACATACAACATGTCACAAGTCAACAAATACGCCAACAAGGCGGGTTACACGGCCGACAAGAATCGCAAGGACACACAGTCGGCGGTATCCTACATCGAGGACGACGGGGCGCTCATCTACGACGGCGTGAACGTCGTAGTGGACAAGCCGGCCGCCGGGGTTGGTGACCTTGCGGTCTTCGACAAGACCACGGGAACTATCCGCTTCGTCAAGGGTGCGACGCTTGTTGCAGAGCAGCTGCCGCCGCAGCTTGTCCCGGTGGCCGTGGTCTATGCCCGGCAGGGCGAGCGGGTGCTGATCGTATCGCTCGAAAATGCAACGGTCGGCAGCCAGCGATGGGCATACTCTTATGAGGTTGCATTGTCGGGTTTCGATCTCGCTGCGGGCGGCACAATCGTGTTGAAGCTCGGTTCCGACCCTGCCGCCGCAGAGGTGTCGATAGCGTATACCGCAGGCGCAACGCTCGCGGATGTTGCATCGGCTATCAACGCGAAACTCAAAGGTGGGACACCCAATTACTCCTCGGCGGATTATGGGGGATGGGCGGCGACTGCGGCGGACAATTTCGTCGTGATGGGTTCGAACACGTATAACGCCTCCCGTGCGGCGATTGCCGTTGTTGGCGGTTGTCAGATCGCAAGGACACCGGAAGACATTAACTACCAAACAACGTTGACGGGGGTGTTGATCGAGGGGTCAACCGAATATGTCCGCCGCAACAACGGCGTTGATTCGTCGTTTGCGGACTGTAATCCCGAAAAATTCCTGCAATACTATTCGGCCAACGGAACCAATACCACAGGAATCAAACCCGGAAGTAGCACCATAATTCGGGAAAGCGCTTTTACGGAAGAGGCCAACCCGGAACTGGTCGCCGCCTATCCGACCTACCGGGATTATCTGTTCGGAGAATGTTTGCTGCAATATCCCGCAGCCTACGGCGCGCTGCTTCGTGATGGCAAGGCCAACACGCACCTGATCGGCGGTCTGCGGTTCGTCGACATCCACGGCGAAAGCGTTCCCCGTTATCCGGCCGCTGCGGCCGCTCTCGACTACGGCGTCACGGTCGAGGGCGCAACTACCGGACTGGAAGCGGGCGCATGGTGGCTGCCGTCCGTCGATGAAGTCTACCTGCTCATGCACGACCGCGTGCTAACGTCCGCCGACCGGGAAAGCGACCCTGTAAACCGCACGCTGTCGCGCCTCGGTAAGACGACCTGCTACGGATCGGGTTATTATCCGTGGACATCGTGCGAGTACAATTCCGGCAACGCGTTCATCTACAACGGCTACGCGGGCTACGTGGGCAACAGCAACAAGTATAACGCGCTCGCCGTGCGTACGGTCAGTGCTTTATAACCACCTGAATCATGGAAACACAACAGCAAATCAACATCCTCGAATCGCGCCAGCTGGAGCTGCGGGCGATCATGACCCAGTCCGACGACCGGGCGATCAAATGTTTCAAGAAAGGTATCTCTTTCGAGCATACCTACCCGGAAGACTATGCGCAGTACGAAGCCGCCAACGCGGAATACAACAAGAACGAACAGACGCTTGCCCGGCTTAAAGCCAAGCGGGCCGAAGAGCTGGCCGCGGAAGAAGAACAGAGACTTAAAAACGGAGAATAAGGCTATTTTATCATGGACAAATTTCGGGAACTCTTTGGTTGTATCTTCGCCTCGATATTCGGCACAATCGCCCCGATACACGACATACTCATCGCCTGCATGCTGGTATTTGCCATTAATTTCGTGGCCGGAGTATCGGCGGGCGTATTTAAGCAACATGAAGGATTCGCCTTCAAAAAGGCTTTCAACTGCATTTTAGAAGGTATGGTTATATCCAGTCTCATCGCCTTTGTACTGATTATCGGAGATAAGATCGATAACCACGAAGGAGCGATGTCAGCAATATCTATCATCGTATATGCTCTTATTTACTTTTACGGAGTCAATACACTGAAGAACCTGACGCGGATTTTCCCAAAGAGCAAGTTGTTCGACTTCCTGTATTATGTCCTGTCCTTCGAGGTTATTAAAAACCTCCCATATCTGGAGAATTATCGAAACCATAAAAATACAAAGCAATGAGCAGAGGATTACGCAATAACAATCCCGGTAATATCAGACTGTCCAAAATCAAATATTTGGGGGAAATTCCATCCACGGATAGCGCCTTCAAACAATTCAAGACAATGGCATGGGGGTACCGCGCCATGTTCGTATTACTCCACACCTACCAGCTGAAGCACGGATGCAATACGCTGCGTGATATGATAGATCGCTACGCACCGCCCATTGAGAATCATACGGATAACTACATTAAAGCCGTATCAGACTCTTCAGGAGTCTGGCCCGACGTAAAGATTACAACAACCAATAAGGATATCATGGTCCCGGTGGTAGCCGCAATGTCGCGCGTAGAAAATGGAGTCGCTGCTGTTATAGACGATGTCAATAAAGGTTGGGAACTATTTCAACAACACAAGCCATGAAGTGTGTTATCGTAACATTCGCTTGTATACTGGCAGGATGCTGTCCATGCAAGCATTTAGCAACAAACACAAAGGATAGCATCAGCATCGAAACACACATCCATAAAATATACTTCAAGGATACGCTTCGATTTCAGATACCTCCATACAGCAAGCGCCAAGTAGTCAGAGATACTTCGAGTCATCTGGAGACGCCATTAGCTGTTTCGGACGCATGGATAAACAACGACGGTTCGCTGGGCCACTCGCTGGAGAATAAGCCGCAGGATATTCCGGTGCCGTTTGAAAAAGAAGTGATTTATCGGGACAGCATTGTCTATAAAGACAGGACCGATACAAAAATTGTCGAAGTGGAACGCCGACTGACATGGTGGCAGCAGACAAAGATGCGCGGCTTTTGGGTCCTCCTTGGCGTCGTTGTATTCGTATTCCGTAAAAATATATTGACGATGGCGCGCCGGTTCATATGATGTAGAGCCTTGAGGGACGGGCATAAAAAAGTCCCCGACATTATAGCATACACCCCTGTATACATAAGTGTTTCCACCCCAATGCCGAGGACTATTCCTTCGTTTGGGGTGGAACTTTTTATACAGGGGTATAACAAATATACAATAATTATCGGGGAAACGTATGCGTAAATCAGAGCTTTTTGCAGAAATACTCGAATGCGTTGCATTTGAGACCGAAATAACCAAAGAACAAATCCTTTCGAAGGATAAATATCAAGATGTGGTTGATGCCCGCTATATGTTGGTGCACTTCTGCCATGAGAAAGGGATGTATATTACAGACATAGCGCGCATGATGCGCTTCTCTCGTCGAGCCGTCGAAAAAATGATCTCGAAATTCGACGAGCGGAAGCGGTACAGTCATCCCATATTCGAAATTCAGTGCGAACTAATTGCGAAAAGACTGCCTACGATCTCCGTCCCATCTAATTGATATGCCTGCCGCCTTCGGCCACCTTTGCATTGTTGCAACAGGTGAACGCCCGGCCTTAACGGGGGCGGCAATCATTCAATAATCTTTTAAAATGGGTTCGGATAAAACTTATATTTTCGATGGAGGCGGCACGGGTGGCGGCCTTGACATCGCAGCTCTCGTCTCGTCCATGATGAGCAACAAGGGCATGGACCCCAACCTCGTAGCGGCACTCATGAACGGTAACAACAACCGCGGTTCGTGGGGCGGCGACGGGTGCTGGTGGATCTGGATCATCCTGCTCTTCTTCTGCTGGGGCGGTAACGGCTTCGGATTCGGAGGCAACGGCGCGAACGGTCTGCCTGCGCAGCTCAACGGTGACGCCGGACGTGAACTTCTCATGAACGCAATTCAAGGAAACGGCACGGCGATCACTCAGCTGGCATCGTCGCTCAACTGCTCGACGCAGCAGATTCAGTCTACGCTGTGCAACATCCAAAGCACGCTGGGGATGTCGAGCCAGCAAATCATCAATGCCGTGCAGTCTATGGGTTGTCAGATCGGCAATCAAATCGCCGCGTGTTGCTGTGATATGAAGCAGGCCATTAATGGCGTCAATGTGGGCATGGAGCGCGGATTCAGTAGCGTTGCCTATGAAACACAACGTCAGACCTGTGATTTACAAAACACAATTCGCGAAACTTCTCAAAGCGGGACTACAGCGATAATTTCCAAACTGGATCAAATGCAGGCAGCTGCATTGCAGGATAAAATTGATGCCCTGCGCGAGAAGAACAGCACTCTGACTACGCAGCTCAACCTCGAACACCAAAACGCCTACATGGCCGGTGTTGTAGGACAGGCTGTAGCCCCCGTGAACGCCGCTGTAGCGGCTTTGCAGAATGACGTGAATAACATCAAGTGCAAGCTGCCCGAAACGGCTACTGTGCCCTATTCGCCTATTGTCGGTGTGCCTACGTGTATTGCCGCACAATATGGTCTCGGATATGGTGCAGGGTTTGGCTTTGGGGGGAACGGCGGATTTTGGGGATAATGCTATTATTCGCCGATAGGTGAAATGTTCTTTGACTTACTGATAAGGGGCTTCCCAATCCGAAAGCCAGCGCCAATGAAATCCTTTCAATGTGCGAGTTGGCTTTCGAATACATTCATATATTCCTCCGATGTGAAATCCGTGTAACTGATGGGCTTCGGATGCTGTTTTATATTTTGCAACCAATATTCCATTTTTAATTTGAACAATTGGCTTTCTGTTTCTCTTGTTGGGTATTCTTCGTGCTTTTGCTGCACACTCTCTTGTGACAGGGTTAAGCATGTTCATTGAACGAGTGCACCAACGAAGATTATGTGCCACATTGTTCGTGCGGTTCCCATCTATATGGTCTACATATGCATAGTTATTAGGATTGGGGATGAACGCTTTAGCAACAAGCCTATGGACTAATTCAGTCTTATCGACTCCGTGTAGGGATGTAAGTCTAACTCTCAAATATCCTCCCCTATTTGGGCGAGGAGTTAATATGCGAGGTTTAGTCATCCAACTATTGTTATTACCTCCGCTCACGCGATGGGATAGCGATGAAACTCTACCGTAATCAGATACCGCGAAATAGCCGAGCGTACCATCAATAATACGCCATTCTTCTCCTTCGAGAGCAATTCTCTCTATAAATTCCCGATTTGTCATTGCCAAACAATTTAGTGGTGCCAAACGAGAAAAAGAGGGAAGGACGTTTGGCAAGCCCTTATCAGTTGGTCATGACTCCAACCTATCCCGATGTAAAATTAGTTATAATAACTTAAATTACAAAAATATGGCAGTATTCCCATTTCAGTATGTTAACCGCAGGGGCATACCGGTACTAAAAACTACGGGCGTGACAGTGGAGACCACGGGTGTTGTGTTTTCCTTTCCCAACCACGCATTTGCAAATTCGTGGTACCGAGGACTCGTGCTGGTTGAGTTGGTACAGGAAGTCCCTGCCGGCACAACGGGAACGCTTCCCGTGCTGTTTGAAACCAACGGGCAAAATAAGAATCTGACGACGTACAACGGAGCAAATGTCACAGTATCGGATATTCCGGGTTCAGGGGTATACCAGATATGGTATGACAAGCAGACCGATACTTTGCAATTGATGACCGGTGCCGTCTGAATTAAAAAAACAATTAACAGAAAGAACGGGAGAAGGTAACTCCTTCTCCCTGACTTTCACAAATCATTAACCAAGATGTTTCAGAACTTGAAAAAAGGCTCCTTAGTCTACGTCTTCGACAATCGCGAGCAGCCAAAGTTTTATACAGCGAATGTAAAAGATGTGTCGGCCCCGTACATTCCGCCCCAGAAACCGGGGCAGTTCTCGCCGATGCAGCAGTTCATCAATATCTCGATAGAGGGCAACGAGCCGTGGGGCGTCCCCATGCTGGCGGACATCGTTTCGAAAGACGGACTCACCGTAGCGACAACACGCGACGGGCTGAAGCCTACAATTATGGAGGCGCAGCAGATGAGCCGAGACATCGTAGAATCCTACGAAAAGCACAAAGCCAATCTGGAGATTTACGACTCGATCCTGATGCAGCTCGACCCCGAAGCTGCGCGCACGAAAGAACTTGAGTCCGAAAATCGGGAATTACGCAGGATGATAGCTGATATGAACGAGCGCATAAGCAAAATACCGACGGCGGAAGAACTGAGGAGCCTTGTCAAGACTGAAGCACCTGCAAAAACTAAGTAACTATGGGTTGGAGAATCATAGGTGAAGGCCGAGGCGGATATGACGGCCACGAAGAGGAGATGGAGCGGGAGCTTCAGCGCGCTTACGAGGAAGGCTTCGAGGAAGGCCGGCGTGAAGGCCGCGGGGGCTACGGTGAGCGCGGAGGTTACGGCGAACGCCGGGACTATGGCGGGGACATGGATGGCTACGACGGTGACGGATACGGCGAGCGCCGTGGCGTCAAGGGTACGGGTCGATACTCGCGTTATCGCAGGCGTTAAACCGGCGGGAGGGGGCCGCAGGCTCCCTCCTTTTTAATTCAGACTGATATGAACAGATTAGATACATATGATAACTTTCCGGCAGGATTCCGGGAGTATCTCGCAAATTACGGATGGCACTTTTCAAAGAAGATGTGCGAATTCGCCGTATCCCATATGCGGGATCGAAACGGCAAGAAGATCGAACCCTACACCAAAGAGAAGGTCGATGCGCTGTTGAAGCAGTACGGCATCGAACTCAAGAAAGACAAGGGATACGACTGCGTATACGTATGCAACATGGCAATTTCTGATTATTTCGGATCGTCGATCCCCAATCAGCAGTACCTCGCCATGTTCATCAAAGACTTCATCGACGATGAAGACGCATACGACGGTATGCCTTTCACTCGCTACTACGCCGACACTATTGGTTCCGGAACTCCCATACCTTGGGAAGAAATGATGTAAGTCATGGAAGATATGCCGCAGCTAAGCGAATTCACAAACGAAAAAGGTGAAATCGATGAAAAATATCGCAGCGCTCGTCCGTAACCTTCCGGGCGACAAGTATCAGGAGTTGGCGACAGCCGTAAACGACGTGCTGGACAACAAACGCTTCAACCGCAAGCAACGGAGACAACTGGCGCGCAACTGGCGCAAATACGGAGAACGGAAAGGCGAACAATGAAAATAAGGGATTTGAATATAGATGCCTACGACTGGAATGTGAGGGTGTATTTCGCCGTCACATGCTATCATACAGACTCTATAATCAAGTCCCTTAACGACATACAATGTCCAGCTGAATTAATGGATCATATCCGCGACAATCTGCTGAAGTGCGATATGGACACCGGTTTCACCTATTCCAACAAAAAGCTCAGGCGCACGGTGATGATCGTGGGGCTGGCGTCATCGCCAGCCGAGTTCCTGAACTCTTTTGAACACGAACTGAGACATCTGGTCGATGATATTGCTTCGACGCATAGTATGGATATGGCCGGCGAAGAGGTTGCATATCTGACCGGCGACATAAATACCGCTCTATGGTCGGATATACACCGATTCACCTGCTGCAAATGTGATAAACATGGAAGATGACAACATGAAATACTGGCTGGCGATGCTTGAAGTAAGCGAATGTTCGGCGCCCTTATTCGCCGCAGTCATATGCAAGTTGATGGATACGATTTAACTATTCAAGAAGTTTTACAAGATCGGTCTTCATCTCTTCGTCTATGTCCCTATAGCGGGCAAATGCCTTACTGCCTTCAGTATGCCCAGATAGGGACCCTACAAGGTTCGGGTCCTTGACTTTCTTATACAGGTTGCCGATAAAAGTTCGGCGAGCCATATGAGAGGAGGCTACTTGATAAAGCGGCTTCTGTTCGGGTTCACGAGTAATCGGATTGAGCACATTTACCATCCGTTTAAGGCCCGCAGCAAGAAAGCATTTTTTAATCGCTTCATTATATTTCTGCTCTGAAATAAACGGCAACAACATCTCATGCTCGGATGATTCATATTTTTTTATGATATCCTGAGCAATATTGTTCAGAGGTACACGCACCGTTACCGGATGCCCTTCTTTGGTTTTACGCGGAATATACTCCACAGCGCCCTTTACTACATTATTGCGCTTCAGTCCAAGCAAATCCCCTACCCTACATCCAATCAAGCACTGAAATATAAATATATCTCGCTGGACAGCCAGCTTATGATGACGGGATAGATTTGTATTATACAGCTTGTTCCGTTCGGCAATTGTAATGTAAATAGGCGTTCCATAGACAGCCTGCTTTATCTCTTTCTTACGGAAGGGATTGGAGGGTATAAGATCATTATTTGCGGCCCAATTTAAAAAGGCGCGCAACAAGATCATTTTGCTGGCAACAGTATTATGCCCGCGCTGCTGCGGCATTCTTGAATCCGGAACCAACGTATATATATGGGGATAATCCTCGCATATCTCGTATTCTCTGCGATAAAAGTCCTCAAAGTCATCCAGCATTTCAGGAGTGAACGTTAATAGGGAGAGTGTGAAATTTCGATCAGAAATCCTCTTATATAATTCGTAACGCTTAAGTACTCGTATAAGCACGTTAAATGCCATTATGCGACGCTCGGAAAAGTTCTTTTTCGAGATATAGCTTTCGAAACAAGCCCATATATCCTTATCCTGCGACATACCCACCGAGTAGGGTGTAATAACATCACGGAGCCAACTCACAGGCAACCCCATCTTCCCCGCCCCGCCATCGATAAAAGACTGCATGACAAAAGAGGTTAATGCCGATAATTTAGCATGGGCCTCATTTGCTTGTTCGACAATATCCTGCCGGGCTGGCGACATCATCCTATAGCGGGGAATCAAGATTGATTGCGTCTTCTCGTTCCAATATTCAGGCAGAACATATATGCCGGTCTTGGCACGTTGGTTGAAACGTCCATGAGTAAACCGAATCAGCACCTCGTGTAAACCGCATGAATTTTCCTTAGCCGAGAGGGAGTAGTAGATTGTCGCCATAATTAGTTACATTTGCACAAATGCAAATATAACTAACCATATATAACTTCAAGAATTTTTGGCGACTTTTTGGCGACTTAGGTTTTATCTGATGATATTTCGGTCGTTTCATGCCATCAACAAAAACGCCATTCTATAGTATTGAGAGCAGATTTTGTTACTCTATGTTATCTCGATGATTTCATAAGATAACATTTCCTTTAGTCCCGTCGGGACTACAACTTAAAATAAGCAATCATCTGATTTATAGATGGTTGCTATTTTTATTGTTGATATTTTCGGCGTGTTTTTGGCGATATAATACCCGTTTAACATTTACTTACCCAAACTTCGTGATCGGCCTTGTGCTTTGATTGCGTCCACTTCATTACGCAAATATAGCACTTTTCGTCCTATTCTTATCGGATTTAGACACTTTTCTTTCTCCCACCTATGTAATGTCGGATAGGATACCCTCAAAATTCCAGAAGTCTCCTCGCGGGTGTAATATTCCATCTTATCCCCCATAGCAGCCTTGACAGCACTAAAGGTTTTTTCGGCTATACTATTACCTGTTTCCTGAATGAGTGCATTCGCAAAGGTACGCAAATCAGATGCACGAACCAAGAACATCGCATCCGCTTGCCGATCTTGCATGACTTGCATAAGTATACTATCCATATCCTATTAAATAAAAGGCAGCTTCTGCTGCCATCCGTCGATATATTTTCTGATTACCTTTTTTATCCCACGCCATAATATCGGCTGAGATTTATGACACTTGAAGCGATAAGAAAATGAGTGATTAAAATGGACCCCAAATTCTTTATCTTTGACGATAATTGATTCTAACAACTCGATCCTGCTGAAATCTATATTAACCTCCGATTCATCGCGTGCCCCACCTTTTCTTTTTTTCTTGATCCCCATTGCACATCCCGAATTTAATCACTACCTTTATCCTGCGTGTAGGGGTGATCTTTCGGGATTGCCTCTTTTTTATTTCTTCTCCAGCTCTGCCAGGAGAGCGTCGGCAAGGGTAATCGTAGAACGAGCAATTGCTACATCAGCCGGCATGTCCTTGTATTCGTCTTTAACCTTCGCACCAGTAGTAATAGCAGCATGGAATACGACCGGCATTATTTGCCCGGCATACACCCGCCGCCAGTACTCCCGGTCAACTGGTAAGGATTCCTTACAAGTTGGGTTATCAACTGTCAACTTTTCTTTGACAGTTAGTCTGTACTCTCCCCGCGCCAGCTTCTCGGCGTAGTCGTCGTCACGCATCATAAGATCATCTGCGCAAGTCTTATTATGTATTATTTTTCCTGCTTGGCTATAATACTGCACCCGTTCCTCATAACCCGCATTCACTAAGGCTACCATCCTGCAATCACTATCTCCCCGGCGGTCATAGCATATAATTCTTGCCTCCAGCCCACTTCTTGTGCGCACCGGCGCCCCTGCTTTGGCAGCTTCAAGATCAAAAGTTCTCATAATCATTTCAGTTTTTCGAGATTTTGCCAGAAATCTCGCTATTTCAGTAATTCATAAAGTGTTTTATCCTTTGCTATCGTCCCGATTTTCACCCGTTCCGCCTCTTCTTTGGTGTCGAACTTTAGCACCATTTTTTCGCGTATTGGACATCCATTGTCCCGCCAGATTACATCGACCATAAGATGCCACTTTCCATTCCAAAATGCGGGTCCCCCGAATATCTCGGCCACGTAAGCATATATTTTACGGGTAACTATTTGACAGATTAAGTTGCTCATTTCACCAACTCAAATTCGCAAACCACGACCCACGGATTCGATGCCCACGTACCCCGGCCGGAAACCTTGTCGATTAGTGCGGCGAAGGCTTCGCGGGGAGTATCAAACCATACCTCCCGCCATCGCTTAGTGTCGAAATAATAATACATCGGACCTCCATTCCTCGCAAATTCCACACGCACACCCTCTTTCAAACACTCGGCATCCGAAATATCCTGCAACCGCTCGCAGTGGATTCCCGTGATGCGGATTTGGTGGGGCATATACTCGGCTTTGACTAACATTTTGTTAAGCCACCCTGCGTGATTTGTTATATCGCTCCCGTCTGCAAACTCATTATACCAAATTCCGTTTTCCCACTTACTCTCATCATAAGTTGAAAAATAGTTTTGCGCCACGGCCACGATCTCGCCGACCTTGTAGCGGGTATACTTCGAGAGCCTGACATCAATAAAATCCCCGTATTCGTTTTCATAAACCAAGGTGTTGCCCCTCGTGTCCCACGTAAGGCCGAAAAATTCATCAGGAATCAGCCGCCTCGTCATAGTCTTTCGGCCCTCGATAACCGCATCCGTCAGTCCGTAGCGGTCGTTAAACATCATCTTCTTCATGGCTATTCTTGTTTTAGGTTGTTCAGTCTGTCGATCTCGGCGGCGATGATAGCACCTGCCTCGGCAAGCAAGTTCACCGCTTCTACATTTTTGGAAAGGCGCGCAGAAAATTCAACCAGATTCTCTGCGCGCGCAACCATGTTGCATGCCCCCTCCAACTTGCCGCGTGATGCAAATATTTTAGCGCGCTCCTCCGCAATCAGTTCGATTCCTGTTTTCATTTTTTCTTTTTTCATGGCTCAATCATTTTCGTCGTTATCATCATCGGGATAGCTCACATCCTCATAGTCCACGCAGAAGTCAATGATGTCCCGTCCCTCGTCAAACATTCCTTCGTCCCGGCACTGCTCGTATTTCCGGCAGTTATAGCAATAACAGTCGTTTATCGGTCTGTTGGTTTTCATCACTCATACGGGTTTGTGGGTAAATCGTGAACGCTGACCGCCAGTTTGGCGTCAATCAGTCCTCGGTAGTCGAATTTGAGGCGATGTAGGAGGTCGTACAGATTATGTGTCGCTGGTATGACGTTCCCTAATACGTCCTCCTGCGGTGAATCATACAGCCTAAACGCCATGCTATCGAAATCCCATCGGAAACACCAGCTATACTCGTGCGAATATACTCTCGTGTTCTCTGGTTGGAACATCCACATGCAAGCGTCAGTACTTCCAATTAATTCCGCCAACTCCATTATCGGCACGAACGGTTTTCCGTTGTTGTACCCTCGATCGGTGATCTTCGCGTACAGATCGGACATCGGCCGAAGGATCGGCTTCCACATATCAGGCATTTCAGGATATTGAAATCCTTTAATACCTACCCATATATCCATACTTCCCGATGGCTTCATGCACACAAGGCGGTGTGGAAGATACCCTATTACGTCGGCAAGTGTAAGTTCTCGTTTCATATGTCTATTGTTATTTGTTCTAAGGTATTGTTGATTGATATTTGATTTTCTTTGGGAGTATCACCGCCAAACCAATATTCGTCCATCCATTCGATTCGAATGTCGTAATCTTCGGCTCCATTTTCTACCGCCCAGTCGTAAAGTTCTTTCGGTGTCATATCTCTGTCTTATTCGTGAATCTCCCGCCAGCCGATAACATCAAACAATTCTGGGTATACTATGGCGTGTGCACCCCATTCCTCCCCGTTGAATCCCCCGACGGATATTATCTCGCCGCTTCCATCTTTCCACCTCCATTTGGTCAACACATCGTGATTCGGTTCGGGCATATTCTCTTTCGGGTCGTTCCAGCGCGTCAGTTTATCGCGCTCGGATTTCCCGAACTGGATAAGCCACCAAAGAATCTTGCCAGTATGGATACAGCCACCCAAATATTTCCCATTACAATCCTCTCTGCCGTTACACTCCACGCAGATGTTGTTTTCGCAAAATTCTTCTGCCCTTTCCTCAATCGTTTTCATTCTCATTCAGTTTTTGGATGAAATTTCTTCGGTGGTACTCGTAATCCGGTTCGAACTCTCCGTCCTCGCCGTTCTCGAACCACATATCGTCGAATGCACTGATCGCTTTCTTCTGCATCCGCTCCTCGGCCTCCTGCTTGGCGAGGTCGGCCGTGTGGGTCATTGCAGTCCGAATCTGCCATTTCGCGTGGTCCGCCAACTCTGCCGTGAGATTATTGATGTACCCGTCGATAAATTCTTTTGCTTTTTCGCGTTTCATGGCTAAATATTGTATTTAGTGTAACGCCCACGTCTTGTGCATGGTGGCGATCAGGTCTATATATCCTTTGTATTCCTCCATCTGCTCGGTGCTATAGCCTTTGGCCTCGCCAATTTTTCGGAAATGCTTCTGCCACTCGGAAATGGTGTAGCGTTTGCATCCTATTTGAATAACATCCTCACCCCAATAGGGTACTGCATGGCGAGATGCGCTGATAAATAGCGATTTCGGAACATCGCACCCGTAGCCCAGCTCACACCAGTCGCCCAGTTCGCACCCGGCGCCCAGCTTGATATTGCGCGCCTCAAATTCGGCGGCTAATTCAGAAAGTTCATTGTACTGAAAGGGTGTCCAGCCTTCGCTTGAAACCCAGAGATAAATTGTTTTCATGGTTGGTTATCTTTGTGCTTAAATTTTAAAACAGTTTATGGATTAAAATACAACCACCATTGACGGGAACGGAGCACTATTTTTTTGGCCCCCGAATTTTAGCCTCCCCTTTATAAATCTAATTTCCCGTGCTTTGTGGTAAATAAATTCGTGAAAATATCGAGTATCTGTACGCGCCGGAATCAACATTACAACTATTGTGTTAATTTTTTGTGCCTCCATGCAGCATTTACGAACCCATGCGTATATATCCCGACCGTATGGCGGATTGCAAAAAACAGTATTCCCGCCCCAATCTTGTCGGAGCCCGTCCTGCTCTTTGGTGTAGAATTTAACACACTTAGCATTATGCGGGGTGGCGCAAGGATCAAGTGTAAAATTAAATTCACTATTGAGTTTATCATAGAAATCCTGTGGTGTAGCCCATAAATCGGTCTTAGATGAAAACATCGTTTCTGTATTCATAAATTAGTTTTTTTTGTGTTTAACTTTCCGATTAGGTATACAGGAGATCCAGCCCCAGAACGGTATGCGCCGTTTCAAGTAGTTCGGATCATCCTCGTGGTTGTATGCCTCTGTCTCGAAGCAGGTGTAGTAGTACGCGCCCGGATAAGGCGGGATAATCACTATCCGTCGATAAACATCCAAACACCCCAAGCAATAAGAATAACATCCACCGCAAGCCGGTATAATGTACGGTTGAACCGCATATCCCGCCGCGCCTCCATTTTTGGTAATGATGTAGTGCTCGTAGGGTTTCCACGTCCGACATATGATCCTCTTTGAATTTGCAGAGGTCGTCGCATCGGTATTGATTCAGAGTGATGATGCAATGTCCGTAGCCGTTTGCATCTTCATTCTTGAAAAAGGCGCATTCGCCGCATTTGCAGGGTCTCGTCATGTTTTATTCGTTTTGTGAGTTATTCATTATCTTCATCTTCAATTTCTCCCGTAGGCTCTCGGATGAATCCGATTTGCCGGATTTCGGGGCCGCTGACATCTTCAAAGATTACGACGGCAATATCTCCGTCAGTCTTGCATCCAACCAGCCGACATCCGGACGGGATGCAGACCTGAATCTCATAGGTGCGTTTCATTCGATTTCTCGTTTTTTAAGAAACACATCCATATCGTTTTGCCGCCTTTGCCGGACGTATGCCCGAATAGGGGCTTTTGTCCGATGATCTCGATGATCCGCGCGGTGGGTATCTGCTGCTCATTCCATTTGAAGATGAGCGTTCCGTTCGGTTTGAGAACACGCATACATTCTTCGAATCCTTGCCGGATGTCATCCTCCCATGAGGGGAGGAGGCGACCGTATTTTTTCGCCAGCCATGACGATTCGCCGAGGTTATTCAGATGCGGAGGATCGAACAGGACGAGATAGAACGAATTGTCGGGGAACGGCATCTTGCGGAAGTCTCCGACGACATCGGGCCTGATCTCCAACCTGCGCCCATCGCAAAGGGTATGCTCCTCGCTGCGGCAGTCCATGAAGACCGTATCGGGATTGTCTTTGTCGAACCAGCACATCCGGCTGCCGCAGCAAGCGTCCAAGATCAGTTTGTCCGTTTTCATATTCATTCGCATAACCCGTAATAACTCATGCAACTGGTCGCCGTGTCGTCATCGAACAAACTGCCCGTGGCGTTCTGCCATTCGACATAGCGCACAACATCGTATATGTTGGGGTACTGGTTGCCGCTGGTGATTGCGTGGACAGGTATTTTATTCGGGCCGAAAAACGATGAATGAAACTCCGTTTCAAGTGCGGCGATCTGTTCGATTCGCTCCGGGGCCTGTCGGGCAATATTGAGGATATCCCGCTGGCTCGCCATCACGCACGGCCAGCAGCCGACACGCTTGTAGCCCATCCGGTAGAGCGGGTTCGGCTCCAATCCTGCGTCGAGGATGTAATCGATCACCTGCTGCGCCGACCAGTCGAACACGGGCCGAAGCAGATCATCGGCGAACTTCTCCCGAAATGCCCGTACCTCCTTGCCCCGATAAGTGTGCTTCTTCGGTTTGCCCGCTTTGTCGTAACCGTAAGGCTCGAAATAGTACTTGAAGTACGTACATTGCGCCTGCATCTTGGCCCGGCTGGCCGATTCTGCTGCCCGGATACCCTGAATCATCAGCATATTGTCGTGAACCTCGTCCAGCACGTAGTCGATGCAGGGCCTCGTCTTCAATTCCTGCGTGCAGAACCGCGCCCGCGTCGAGGGCCAACGCTTTTTCTGCCGGGCAAGATCGACCATCCCGTCGTACTTCTTCGACTTGAGCGTCACCAAATCCAAGTGGAGTTTATCTGCGATCCGGTTGATGTACTCGTAGGTCAGCGGATGCTCCCAGCCCGTATCACAGAATACGGTCGTGAAGTTCTTGGTGATATGCTCGCGTGTCCAAAGAAGCGCCGCAAGGCTGTCTTTCCCGCCCGAAAAGGTTACTATGACTTTCATACTCATTGCTCGTTAAAGTTTAACCGAGGGGAACGGCGTGACGGATCATCTTGCCGCACTTCTAATACTCCACAGCCACCCGGCGGTCAATGAAGAAATGAATTCCCGGTGCGCATTCCTTCCAACGGTCATCGTCAAAATCAGGGACCTCTACGGTAGCGCCGACCGTATACACGAAGTTGTTGCCACGGTTCGAATGAATTGCCTCGATGTCGGCTTTGGTTCCATCGGTATTCTGAATCTCCGCCACATAGGCTTTGTCGCAACGACATTTTTCGCCTCCGGCAGAGCTGCGGCGGGCATCCTCCGGAATTTGTAGCTTCACGATATATCCCGAAGCCTTCTTCCAGCCGA